AATAACAGCGGTGAGATTTTCGTCAATCTGTTGAGACGCTAAAATCTCTCCTACCTCAAAGGGATATTTTATTCTATTAAGTGCATTTTCAATACTTTTAGGAAAATACATAAAGAAACTAATCCCTACACCGAAAATAATAATCAGTACAATAAGAAAAATTGCCCTTTTTTTCATTCAAGTTCTCCCCAAAAAACTATTACAAATCGGCTTGATGGATAATACTCATACCCATGCTGTCTATATATTAAATTATAACACAGCAGACATTATAGAGCAAGGGCAGGAATAAGCTCCTGCCCTTGTTTACTATAAAACACTTTCAATAGAAATGATAAATCCGAACACACTACCCACTTGGATAATGTAGTTCGGATTATCATTACTTGGTCCGAGTGGCGGGAGTCGAACCCACTAATAAACGGCTATAACCCTTGAAAATAAATGGACGTTTTGCGGCGTTCGTAAAATCATTCGTAAAATGTGAGGCTTGGCGGTGGGGAACATGGGGAAGTCAGGCGGATGCGCAAGGCTTTTGATCGATGGGGTGTTCTGCATCCGAAGCTGGCTCATCGCCTCGGTTTTTGTAAAACCGCTCCATTTTGTTTTCGGCGTTGAGACGGTCCTCTCTGGCGAGTTTGAGATAAATCTTATGAACGGTGTTGTGGTCGCTCCATCCACCGATTTCTTGCACTTCCAATTCGCTAAGCCCAAGATGGAAACCGAGGGAGGCAAAGGAGCGACGGAGACCGTGAACACCGCACTCAGGAAGGTCATTCTTTTTGCAGATCAGATTGATGCCGCCGCGCAAAGAATTTTCAGTACAATCCAGAATGGGAAGGCCGGCGCTTTTCCGCTGCGAAAGCAGCTCGTAAAGGGCGGGGATCATAATTTGGATCGTGCGTTGAGACGAAACGTTTTTGTTGGTCTTTTTATACACGAAGTCTCCGTTTTTATCCATGACCCGTGCGCCCTGAACGGTGATTCGCTTTTTCTTCAAGTCTATATTTTCCCAGGAAAGGCCGAATATCTCAGAACGGCGAAGGCTGTGAAGGGCCAGCAGCGCGCCCGCTTCAAACCGGCTGCCGCTCACAGCGTCCACAAAAACAAGGATCTGCTGGTAGGTCAGCCAGGGAAGGTCTTTTTTTATGCTTTGAGGGAGACGGACTTCCGGCGGAGGTATATGATTGTCCCGCATCACGGTGCAAACAAGGCCCCATGAATTATACACTGTTTTAGGGGACAGGGTTTCACTGGCTTCGTCGATCTCCTGCTGCCAATTTGATATATCCTGTATTTTGGCATTGATCTTTCCGGGGAAGCGATTCTTTTTGATACACTCATATCCCCGGATCGTGGATGGAGACAAAGATTGATTTTTTTCCAAATAACTGTCGATTGCCTGAAGAAGCGTGAGACTGCATTTTGCGTCCTTTTTAGCTTCCAGAAAGCCGGCGCGGATGGCGCGGGCCTTGGCTTCGCAGAGAGCGGCGGTATCTTCCGTGATACTTTGCCCTTCGGCCCGCAGTTCGATGTTCCACTTGCCGGACTTCAACTGACGTGGGGAGGGGACTTTGATCTCGTCCTTCTTTTTGCGCTCCCTGATCTGGCGTTCACCGCACCACTTGCAGAAGATAGAATCATCATCAATGACACGCTTACAGTTTTTGCATTTCATGCGCACACCTCCCGTGTGTATCAGCCGTGGAAGAACCCAAATTCCAGACAGTGCAGGTCCAGATAAACGGCGTAAGCCACGACGAAGATCAAAAGGACCAACATCCATCGCAAAAGACGGTCCCGGTTGCGGATGCCGTGGGACTGACGTTCCACAAATTCCCGGAGAAGTTCGTTCTGGGCGTTCAGGCCGTTGATCTCCTGACGGTAGACGTCCAGTTCCCGGCTTACGATTTCCTCAATGGTTTCCGGGGGCGGAGAATCTTCTGTTGGTTCCATCCCCAAAAACTGATCAATGGAAATTCCGAGAAAAGCGCAAATGGGGCCGAGGGTTTCCAGCGTAGGGGAATGGGTGGTGGCGCGGAACATATTGTTTACCGTGTTGAGAGGAACCCCGCTGCCGTCCGCGATTTCCTTGTTTGTGATGTGTTTTTCCTCTTTTGCCGCGCGGCACTGGTCGATCAATGACAGCATACGAAGTGTACCTCCTTGTCAAAATTGCCAAATGTTTAGGCTGACAGTAGAAATCGTGTGTATCAGCGCTGAAATCGTGTGTATTAAGACTATCAAACTTGAAGCCTTGATGGTACGATAAAAGCAGACCTACCGCACCCCCAAGCAGCAGGTCTTAACGGGCCGCCGCTTTCGTGGCTGGGGCGGCGGCTCTCCATCACAGCTTCAGGGGGCAAGGAAGAAAAACGGAACAGGTGGGGAGAAAGGACTTGTATGTGTAGAAATGGAATTAACAGGAGCGGACCTTCATACCGATGCGGGTCTCCGTGATGAATTGAAACACCAGATCAAAGGACTGTCGGATGAAAGCATGAAAAAGCTGTGGGAAGCTATTCAATGCGGGGTGTTCGGCACACCGCTGGAAACCGGAAATTAGGTAGTGGGCTTCCCCTGACGGCTTTTTAAAAACTCAACGTACTGCGCAAGGTCGGCCAACTGGTCAGCCTCGCAGGAATCGACAAAATCATAAATTGACTGCGCGTAGGCGCTGCCCGTCCCGCTTTTGGCGGGGCGGGTATTTTTTTTGGCCTGACCATCAGCCGCAGCCTCGATGGTTTGGATAAAAGTGAGGTCATGAAGGGATTCCCGCAGGCCGTCGATCTCCACGGCAAGATCCTGCCGTTCATCTTCGTCTTTGCATTTAGCCCACTTTTTTGTGAGTTTTTCGATCCTGTATTTGGTCATGTCAACTTGAGCATCCGGCGTGTAGCCAAGAATATAGCCGGGTTCAACGTTAAAATACTTGCAAATCAGATTCAGTGTATCCTCGCGCGGAGCGGCCCCGTTTTTCCATTGTGTAACGGATGCCGATGAAAAGCCGATTTCTTTTGCGACACCGTTAGGCGATTTTTTTGCTTTTCGACAAAGCATTTCATATTGGTCAAAAAACATAATTCAAACCCTCATAAAATGTTTATAATGCCAAATCTCACTAAAAACGAGATTTCGAGTTGACTTCTCGTTATTAACGAGGTATCATATATTTGTGCTCAGGCAAAGCACAACAGCTTGGCCCCTCATAGAGCGGCGTTTTTCAATATTTCTGGCAGTTTTATTGTATCGTCACTTTATGAGGTTGTCAAGCAAAAACACATTAATTATGAGATTTTGAGCAGAGGAAGTGAGAAAATGACGTTGAGAGACCTGCGGCGCAATGTTTCTTTGACGCAGGAGGGCGTGGCTGCGGCCTTGATGCTGAGCCAGACGGTTGTAAGCAAATGGGAGACCGGCAAGTGGGCACCTGCGAAAAAGGTCCGGCCCACGCTGGCGGCGATGTACCGGGTCCCCCTTCCGGTGTTGGAGCGGTGCATCTTGGAGACCTGCGGGAAGGAGGTTCCTGAGAATGAATGAGTTGCAGACCATCAATGATGTGGCGATCACGGTCAAAGAGCATAAGGGCGTGCGCGTTGTCACCTTCAAGGACATTGACGCCGTGCATGGCAGACCGGACGGAACCGCCCGAAAGCGGTTCAACGATAACCGCGAACACTTTATCGAGGGTGAAGATTTCTTTGTTTTGAACCAGCCGTCCGAAATTCGGACGCTTGGTATTCAGCGTCCGCAGGGCGGCACACCGGAGAGCGTCACCCTCATTACAGAATCCGGCTATCTCATGCTGGTGAAGTCCTTCACCGACGATTTGGCGTGGGAAGTCCAACGGGAACTCGTCAAGGGCTATTTCCGAGTAAAAAAGAGTTTGAGTGGGGCGGAACAGCTTTTAGCACAGGCTCAATATCTCGTGGAGCAGGAGCGGCGGCTGAAAGCCGTAGAGCAGAAGCAGGCCGTTTTGGACGGCGTGATGGATGTAATGGCGGCGCCCCTTCTGGCCGAGGACGGGTGGCAGGAGAAGGCACAGAAAGCCATCAATACGGCAGTCGAACGATTTCAGACGAATCACCAGACATTCCGGGCAGAACTCTATGAGGACGTGGAGCGGGTCGGCCATGTGGATCTGGAAACCCGGCAGACACGGCTTCGCAAGCGCATGAAGAACGCCGGGGCTACGGCTACGGAGTGCAAAGGCGTTTCTAAACTCCATGTGATCGCGAGAGACCCCAAGCTGCGGCCAGTATTTGAAACGCTGCTGAAGCAGAAGGTGATCCGCATGGCAAAAGAGCGGGGGATGGAGTATTAAATCACGAAAGGGGGCGGCGGGATGCCGCGGGTAAAGCTGGGGCGGAAGCCCAATGACGAGGTTTTGATCTCACTGCTGTGGGGCAGACAGGCCGCTATGGGGATGCTGGTGGGCACCATGGCGGAAAAGGCGGGCATGACGCCGCAGACCCTACGGGCGCGGAAGAAGTCCCCGCAGGACTTTTCGCTGAAGGAACTATTGAAGCTGGGGCGGGCACTGGACATCCCCATTGAGGAATTGCGAGATGCCATCCGCTACTGAAAGGAGTCGGGAAACCATGATACAGGGGACAAAGTATGTCAGCGCCAAGACGCTGGAAGCCATTGAAAAGGCACTGGCCCACGGAGACCGGGTGGAACTGATCCCGGTGAAGGACGGTGTGAAGGTGATCCGCGTCCGGCGGGACGAGATCAAGTAAGCCTATGGGAAAAGTGAATGAGATGCCTGTCCCTAAGCGTTGGGACAGAGGAGCAGAGCGTTGCTGATGGAACCGGGAGACCGGTGTCTATTCGGCGGCGCTTTTTGTTTTTGCTGTAAGGAGACGGAAATTTGATGAAAACCTTTGAGGAATACGAGGCGGAGGCCGCATGGGAAGCCCACTTGGAAAACGCCCTTCGCGTGGCACGGCGGGAAGCTGCGGAGCGTAGGCGGAAGGCCATTCGCAAGGCGCTGCTGCTGTGGGGCGCTGTGGCGCTGGTTCTGGCAGCACTGTGGCTGACGCGGGAGAGCGGGAAGCCGGAGCCGGAGGCACCGACCGTGACGGCGGGACGGCTGGCCGGGGACGATACCCCGGCGGCGGAGTACGCTTCGCTGGTCCTCTGGCAAGAACTGGACCCTGAGACAGCCCCGCCGGTTCAGGAGGACTACGAGAACGAGAAGATCGAAGCGGCGCTGTTTGACAGCGGGTATTTCCGGGATGACGTTCCACTGGACGGAGACCTGCAAAGCTATCTCCGGGCGGCCTGCGAGGAAAGCGGCGTGGAGTACACGCTGATGCTGGCGATCATCCGCAAGGAGACCGGCTACCGGAACGTGAAGGGAGACGGCGGAGCCAGTTGGGGCTACTGCCAGGTACAGCCCCGGTGGCACAAGGCCCGGATGGAGCGGCTGGGGGTCACAGACCTGATGGACCCCTTCGGAAATTTCCGGGTGGCCTGCGACTACATGGCGGAGCTTTTGAGCCGGTATGACGTAGAGAACGCCTTGACGGCCTACAACAGCGGCCATCCGGGGCACAGCGATTATGCCAGAACCGTGATGGGGTATTGGGAGGAACTGAAAAATGCCAAGGCATGAGGATTTATCCGGCAGTCGATTTTTCAGGCTGACAGTTATTCGCCCAGACGGTAGGCTTCACAACCGTCCCGCATTTCTTTGCCGATGTGATTGCGGAAATTATGTGAGAACGATTGCCGGAGAATTGCGCTCTGGAAGAGTTCAAAGCTGTGGTTGTCTGCACCGTGAACGGGCAAGAGCCTGCTTGTCCAAAATGAAAACCACGCATGGGGAAAGTAATACCCGGCTATATGCGGTTTGGTGTGCGATGCGTCGGCGTTGTACGGATAAAAACTGCAAGGAATACCGCCTTTACGGTGGGCGTGGTATTTCCGTCTGCGCAGAATGGGCCGAGAGTTTTGAGCCGTTCCGGGATTGGGCGCTTGCCAACGGGTATGACAAGGCGGCACTGAGAGGGGAATGCACCATAGACCGTATTGACGTAAATGGGAACTACTGCCCGGAGAATTGCAGAATAGCTACTCAGACTGAGCAATGCAATAACCGGCAGAGAAACCATATCCTTGAATTTCATGGAGAATCAAAAACCATTGCGGAATGGTCGAGAATTTCTGGTATTTCAGCCAGAACCATCTATGACCGGCTACATAGCGGCTGGACACCTGAGCGGGCAGTTTTCGCACCGATTAAAGGAGGCAAGGCACCGTGATAACCAGAACAACCTATCAGAGCCGGGAGGAATGGCTGGAATGCCGTTCGCACGGGTTGGGAGCCAGCGATATTGGGGCTTTGCTGGGCGTTTCCAAGTTCAAGACGCCCATTCAGCTTTGGAGAGAGAAAACAGGGGGAGTGAAGGCCCCAGACATAAGCGACAGCCAGCGTGTCCAATTCGGGAATGACGCTGAGGAGCCGCTTCGCGGGATGTTTCGGCTGATGCACCCGGAGTACGAATTGACGTTTGAGCCGTTTACGATCTTGCGTCCGGTGGGGCGGTACAGTTTTTTGTCCTGCACACCGGATGGGGAGCTGGTGGAACGGAAAACGGGGCGCAAGGGCATTTATGAGAGCAAGACAGCAACGTGTCTGAGCCGTGCGGATTGGGAGAAGTGGAATTTCCAGATCCCGCCGACCTATTACGCACAGGTCATTGAGCAGATGTTTTGCGGGGAATTTGACTTTGCGGTGGTCTGGGCACTTCTTTTGAACGCGGAAGGGGACGGTTCTTTGAGAGCCTACCGTTTTGAGCGGAGAGACTGCGAGGCAAGCATCCAAGATATGCTGCCAAAGGCGGAAGCCTTTTGGGGCCATGTGGAGGCGGGAACGATGCCCGCACAAACTTTGATTTTATGAAGCGCGCAACTCCGAAAAATTTAAGAAAGACGAGGAGACATGAATATGCTGGTGAACATTCGTTACTACAAGCCCCTGCACAAAGCGTATGCGGGGAATACCTTTACCTATCGGACGGACCTGCCCATGAACGTGGGGGACAAGGTGATGGCCCCCACCAAGGGGGGAGACAAGCGGGCCATGGTGGTGGAGATCAACGTGCCGGAAAGCCGTGTGGACGAGCGGATCATGCCGCTGCTGAAGGAGATCACGGCCTATGATACCGGAGAACAGGAGGATGCAGACGCATGAGCAGCGCGATGGAATTTGCCATTACCACGGACCTGACGCCGCTGAAGGAGTTCAGCATCTCCGCCAACTTTGAAGAGTGTCAGGCGTGGCTGGAAGAGAATCTGGCCCCGTACCGGGGCATGGTGGTGACGGAGGAGGCCATCGGCGCGGCGAAGAAGTACCGGGCCAACATCCGCTCCGTGGCGGGACGTATCGACGAGTGCCGGAAGATGGCGAAGGCGGCGGCGCTGGCAAGTTACGCCCCCTTTGAGGGGAAGTGCAAGGCGCTGACGGCCCTTTGCGACGAATCCGCCGCCAATCTGGACGGCCAGATCAAAGCCTTTGACGAACGGCGCCGCACGGAGAAACTGGACGCTATCCGGGCCTTTTTTGATGAGCGCATCGGAGAGCTTGCGGAATTTCTCCCGTGGGAAGCTGTTTTGGACAAGCGATGGGGCAACGCCACCTATTCCGAGGAACAGGCCCACAAGGACATTCTGGTGGCGATCAGCAAGTGTGACAGCAGTATTGCCGCCATCCGCGGGCTGAACAGCGAGTTTGAGACTACGCTGCTGGAAGAGTACAAGCAGTGCCACGATCTGCCCACGGTGCTGAAAAAGGATCAGGCGCTCAAGCGGGTGAAGGAGATTGAGGAACAGCGGAAGGCGGAACAGGAACAGCGCAGACAGCAGGCCGAGGCTGCGCGGGCGGCGGAGGAAGCCGCCAGAGCGGAGCGGGTGCAGGCCGCCGTGGAAGCGGCCAGAGCCATTCAGACGGAAGCACCGGCACCGGCACCGGCGGCGGAGGTACAGCCGAAGCGCACGGCTCCGCAGACCGTCACCCTTTCGTTCCGGGTGACGGGCACGGTGGAGCAGCTGAACGGACTGCGGGATTATATGCTGGCCAACGGCATCACCTTTGGCCGCGCGGACTGAATAAGGGAGGAATTTTGACATGAAAGCAACCAACAGCTTTGCGGCCCAGACCCAGCGGGACAAGCCCACGTTTTCCATGGCCATCGCGGCCCCCAGTATGCAGAAGATGATCCAGAGCGCTCTGCGGAGCGACAAGGCGGCGGCACGGCTGACCTCCACCCTGATCTCCGCCGTGAATGCCAGCGAACAGCTGAGAGCCTGTGAACCCAGCACCATTGTGGCGGCGGCCCTCCGGGGCGAGGGCATGGGCCTGATCTTCGGCCATGGCTACTATGTGGTTCCCTACGGGACTACCGCAACGTACATTCTGGGCTACAAGGGATACATCCAGCTTGCCATGTCCACCGGGTTTTATGCCGACATCGACTGCACGGACATTCGTGAGGGCGAGATCGAGGGGCGGAGCCGCCGGACGGGCAAGCCCATCGTGAACCTTGCCAAGTATGAGAGCGACGAGGAGCGGCAGAGTAAGCCTATTATCGGCTACTACGGTTACTACGAACTGAAGGACGGGACCTTCCGTTTTGAATACTGGCCCATGGACCGGCTCCTTCGCCATGCGGACCGGTACTCCAAGGCGTTCAGCTATGAGAAGTTCAAGGCCATGCAGAGTGGGGAGATGAACCCCAAGGACGTGGAAAAGCTGCTGAACGGTTCCCCTTGGTATGATCCCAACGGTGGGCAGGACCGGATGTGCCGCAAGACGATTCTGCGGCAGCTGCTGAACAGCGGCTACGCGCCCTTGTCCCCGGAGGTCAAGACCCAGCTCATGGAGGAAGCCAGCGCTGAGGACGAGGGCATGATCCCGGATATGCCCATGCCGGAGCGCACGGTGGCATCTACCGGAGAGGTGGTGGAGACTGCCCCCGTGGCTGTGGAAGCCCATCAGGAAACCGTGGAGAGCGAATCCGGTATGGTTACACCCCCAAAGGCGGAAAAGACCGCAGAGACCTCTCAGAAGGCGCAGGACGATGGTATGGACTATGCGGCCACTTTCTTTGGGGAATGAGGTGAGAGACCATGCTGATCTCCATTAAGACGCGGGATGAGGACGGGAGCCGGTACATGATGTGTGCCGGCACCGTGACCCGCGAGGTCAAGACCGGGGCCACCGCCAAGGGGACACCGAAAGCGGAATTTGGCATGAAGTACGCCAAGGGCGAGTTCATGAACGTGTCTGCCGTGGGGGACGATGACGTGACCCGCATGGCGGCGTGCCTTGAAAAAGGGGATGCCGTTCTGGTGTGCGGCGTGTGGAAAACCCGGAGCTACACCACCCGTGACGGGGAACAGAAGGAGTGGAGCGAGCTTCACGCGGAGTTCGTGGCCCCGCAGGCGGTGATGGCGGCGGTGCTGGGGCTGCTTGCGGAAGAAAGTGAGAAGCCGCGCTCTCCTGAACCGGCGAAACCCATGGAACACAGCGGCAGTCAGGCTGGTTCCCTTGACAGTCAGGAGGACGCCGTTTTGCCGTGGGAACAGCCTGCAGAGGACGAACCCTACGATTATGTACCGCAGATTTAGGGAGGATGAAGCGAAGCCATGGCAAGTGACGTGAAGTGGATCAAGATTACCACGGACATTTTTGACGATGAAAAGGTTCTGATGATCGAATCCATGCCAAGTGCGGACAGCATCATCGTGATCTGGTTCAAATTGCTGGTGCTGGCCGGGAAGCAGAACAACAGCGGCGTGTTTATTCTGAACAACCGCATTGCGTACACGGATGAAATGCTGGCGTCCATCTTCCGGCGGGACATTGGCCTTGTACGGATGGCCCTTCGGACCTTTGAGCAGTTCGACATGATTGAGATTGTAGACGATGTGATCACGATCCCGAACTGGGGGAAGCACCAGACGTTAGATTCTTACGAGAAAAAGAAGGAGCGGGACCGGATTTATCAGGCGAAGCGGCGGGCAAGCCAAAAGCGGCTGATTGAAAAATCGTCTGACACATCGCTCGACCGCCATGCCGACCAGTCGCTCCCCGTCGCTGTTTCAGAAGAAGAAAGAGAAGTAGATATAGAAGATATATCTTCTTCACTACGTTCAGAAGATATGGGGGGCGGTGCCCCCAGTGAGCCAAAGACACCGGAGAGCGGAAAGCGGACGGCGGTGAAATTCGTCCCGCCCACGCTGGAAGAGGTGGAAGCCTACGCCGCCACCCGGAACAGCACCGTGGACCCCAAGCGGTTTTTTGAGTATTTCAACACCCCGGACGCACAGGGGCGGACCTGGCTGGACAGCAAGGGAAACCCGGTGAAGAACTGGAAGCAGAAGTTCCTCACATGGGAAGGCCGGGACAGCGGGAAGGGAAAGCCCGCCCCGGCGGCATCCCGGACGGACAAGCCCCGGAAAAGCTGGACGGAGCTGGCAGCGGAGATGGACGCGGAGGAGGGCCGCACAACATGACCAGACAGGAGACAGGCATCATCATGGATATTCTGACGGCGGCCTATCCCCGGTTTTACAGCAGCACCACCGGGCCGGATATGCGCAACGCCATCAAACTGTGGGCGGATATGTTTGCCCATGACGAGGTGGCGCTGGTGGCGGCGGCGGTAAAAAGCGTGATCGAAAGCGACGAAAAGGGATTCCCGCCCACCATCGGGCAGGTAAAGGCCAAACTTCGCCTGCTGACGGCAAAACCGGAAATGACGGAGGCAGAGGCGTGGGGTCTGGTGGCAAGGGCCATCCGAAACGGGCTGTACGGCGCGGAGGAGGAATTTGAGAAATTCCCGCCGGTGGTACAGCGGATCGTGGGCAGTCCAAACACGCTGCGGGAGTGGGCGCGGATGGACACGGAGACGGTGCACAGCGTAGTGTCCAGCAACTTTCAGCGCAGCTATCGGGCCATTTCCGCACGGGAACGGGAGATCAACGCCCTGCCTGCGGAGGTTCGGGCGCTGGTACAGCGCATCGCCACCGGGCCGGAGCCGGAGAAGCTGGCGGCGCCTGAGAAGAAGCCACTGCCGGCGGCGGAAGCGAAACCGGAAGCCGAGGCGGTGAAGCCGCCGGAATGGTTCAAGGACGCGGTACGGCCCCAGCGGCGCAGCCGGGATGAGGTGATGGCCTATCTCCGGGGGGAGGCCGATGGGGATGGCAGGTAATTTTACGCTGGCAAGCTGTATGCGGAGATACCGGTCGCGGGAGGAATTGGAGGACCCCTCCAACAGTCTGCACAAGTGCTGGTCCTGCAAGCTGGCCTATGGGCAATGCGAATGGAGCCGGGTGGACGAAAAAAGCGGAAAGGTCCGCTTTGAGGACGTTCCCGGCTGGAAGGTCCGGCGGAGATCCCGCATGGATCGGGACGGACTGGTGGAACGGGTACAGGTGCTGGATTGCCCGAAATATCAGGAGGAAAAACGATGAGCGTTTGTTTGGATGACCTAAACAGTCTGCCGGAGCGCTACCGGAAGCAGGTACAGCAGCAGATGCAGGCCCAGCAAATTGATCGGACGGCCAGGGTAATGGCCCGGTTCGTGACGGAGGAGAAGGGGAAGGCGGAAGCGGCGGCGGAGGGTAAGCGCAAGCACCATAACCACCCCACTGCCCGAACCCTGCCCAACGGAACGGAGCACACCTTTGACAGCCGCAAGGAGGCGGCCCGGTATGACGAGCTGGCACTGCTCAGCAAGGCCGGGGCCATCCGAGACCTGCGGCTTCAACCCCAATTCACGCTGAAAGAAAGCTACATCACGGCCAACGGCGACCGAAGCCGCGCCGTGACGTATCGGGCGGACTTCTCCTACGAGGAGCGGGGGAAGGACGGCACATGGCATTTGGTTGTGGAGGACGTAAAAGGCCCTTCCACGAAAAAAGACAAGACCTACCGCATGAAGGTGAAGATGATGCAGGACATCAAGCACATCACCGTGCGGGAGGTATGAACGGAAAGGAGATATGCCCGGTGGAGACCGTAACTGTGATCGTGCGGGCCGTGCTGCCATGGGACAGCGCGGACGGGAAAGACCGGATCGAGATATGCACACATGACCGGCAGAGCCAGATCGACTACTGCCTGAACCAGTGCCCCTATGCGGAATGCGTGAACTGCGCGGGCGGAGGTCGGACTACCAGCCGCGGCGGGCGGCCACCCCTTTTACGGGAAGCGGAAATGCAGAAGCTGCGGGAGCTGCTGGAAGCACGGACAGACCCGGCGGACATTTGCAGGGAGATGCACATGGACGCGGATTTTCTAAGTCGGTGCAAACGAAAGCTGCGGAGGGAGACCCCAAGAACGGCCAGACACGAAAGGAGCGGGACATGAAGCACGGCAACGATTATTGGGAACAGGAAGCCTACTGGGAACTTGAACGGCGGCGGGCGGAGAAGAACCGCAAAACCAGAGAACAGCGGCGGCGGGAGCGGGCGGACACCTCCGCCATGATCGGCGGAATTTGCTTTTTACTGCTGCTGGCGGTTCTTTTGTCGAAGGTCATACTGGGAGGCGGTATGCGGTGAATCGGGGGAATCGGAGAGCGGGGGAACACCGGGCACTGGAACCGTGCGCCCTGTGCGGAATGTACAGTGGGGAGCGGATGGAGGACGCGGCGCCACCCTTTGACTTCGCCGTGGTGTGCGCTTCCTGCGGGGCGCGGACCAGACCGTATCACGGCCTGAACTGCGCCACAAAAGCGTGGAACCGGGGGGATGTTCACCGCCCGGAGAAAGGAAAACACCATGTATCACTGTGAAACCTGCGGTGCGGAGTTTGAAGCGCCGATGACCTTAGACCGGTCGGAGCCGAGACCGGACTGCTTTTTTGAGCGGTTTCGGAAGGTGGGCTGTCCCTATTGCGGGAGCCAGTATTTCAACGAATTGGACGAGGAAGGGGAGGCAGAATGATGGATGCCTTGGAATTTATAAAGGCAATTAAACAGATGCTTAGTGCAGAAGCGAATGACAGCACGGTTCAAAAATATATATCTGCATACAAAAAGAATGATTATGAAGAGATGGTGAAAGCCGCTGAACAGTGGGCCGCCGAGCACCCCGCCAAAACCAGGCAGAGCGTTTTTCTGGAACAGTTTCCAAATGCGCCAATATATACGAACACACATAACGTTGCTTTAGACCCATGCCTTATTGATACAACGTTACGCGGACATTGCCCGACTGGAAGAGGTTGTGATATTTGCCGCCGTGAGTTCTGGCTTGCGGAGGTGGAGGAATGAGCGATTTGGAGCAGACCGCAATCGAGCGGCTGAAAGCGGCATCGGATATGAGCCTGCGGCGGGGAATTGGAGGACGTATGAAAGTGTTGATAGCTTGCGAGGAATCGCAGGAAGTCTGCAAGGCATTCCGGGCGGGCACTGCAACGGATGAGGAGGGAAATGGATGAAGGTGCTTGAATTATTTGCCGGGACGCGCTCTATAGGGAAGGCGTTCGAGGCCCGAGGCCACAAGGTGTACTCCGTAGAGTGGGACAAACGATTTGACCGCATCGACCTATATGCTGACATCCTGAAGCTGACTGCGGAGGATGTGCTGCGGGAGTTTGGGCGGCCTGATGTGATCTGGGCAAGCCCGGACTGCACCACATTTTCTATCGCGGCCATCAGCCACCACAGGCGGAAAAATCCCGAGACAGGAAATTTGGACCCGGTGAGCGAGTATGCCAAGTTTTGCGATGCAGTGGACCAGCACGTGCTGCGGCTGATTTTAGCATTGAGCCCGATTTACTGGTTTATTGAGAATCCGCGTGGAGGGATGCGCAAAATGACGTGGATGGAGGGGCTGCCCCGGTACACCGTCACATACTGTCAGTACGGGGACACCCGAATGAAGCCCACGGACATCTGGACAAATCATCCGCTTCCCAGATTTAAACCGCCTTGTCATAACGGCGACCCGTGCCATATCTCTGCCCCGCGCGGGGCCAAAACGGGAACGCAAGGGCTGGCTGGCAGCGTGGAGCGGTCTGTCATCCCGGCTGCATTGTGCGACCATATCGTAGATATTTGTGAGGAGGCGGAGTGGAATGTCACAGTCTGTTAAAGCGCCATTTAAGTTTTCGTATACGCAGCCGTCATTAGATTGGTTTGAGACTATCAACGTAGAGATCAAGCCGGACGACTACTATTACTTTAAACTCCAGCGGAGATATGGCCCTGACTGGTGGCTTATCGGACAAAATCCGCCCCCAGAAAATTCTACACGGCACGAATGGTCGGAAACAGATCTCGGGAGAATTTCCTGCCGTGACATTGCAAAGTTTGTTGAGTGGGCGAGGATTGACGGTGGTGGAAGCAAAATTGTTGAGATCTCGGCAATTAGCGGCTCTTTTGACCTTCTTCGCGAAATTAAAGTGCTTTTGCTTAACCCCGGCATCGCCAGAGCCATGTCGGAGCAATGGGGCGGAGATATAAGGGAGGAACTATGAGAGATACAAACCTCGCAAATGCACTGCGGGAGCACGCAGATTGGTGGGAAAATGGGGACATGATGAATCCGCTGGGAGGGCTGGAGAAAGACCTGTTTGCAGCCGCTGACCGGCTGGAGAATCAAAACGCACACATCGCGGCGCTCCAACAGGAAATTGAGACGCTGCGTGGGCAGAACGAGCAACTGCGGGAAGCGGCTGCGCTGGTGACCAAGGAGAGCGCGGAGCTGCTTGAACGGCGCTGGATCCCGGTGGAGGAGCGGCTGCCGGAAAATGGAGTGCCTGTCCTTATTAACTACATTGCCAGTAATGATAGGAAATACCACCCGGACGGAACTGCTGTGTGGACAGATTACGGCTGTTTTTGGTGGGAGGGCAGTCTGGAAGATTGCGATACAGAGGTCGCCGTGCCGATTACCCACTGGATACCGCTGCCGGAACCGCCGAAGGAGGTGGAGTGATGCGTATGGAGCGGATTTGGGCGATGCCCAACAAATGGACGTTTTCCATCAAGCCCATTGCCCGGCTGCTGCGGGATGAGATGGGCAAGGGTGTTTGGGTTGACCCGTTCGCGGGGGTGAAATCACCGGCCACGATTACCAATGACCTGAATCCGGAGCGGCCCACGGATTACCACATGGACGCGCTGGCGTTCCTTAAAACCTTTGCAGATAACTCTGTGGACGGTGTGCTGTATGACCCGCCGTATTCTCAGCGACAGGTGAAAGAGTGCTACGACGGCATACAGGGGGGCTTGAAATGGGACGGGCAAACGACCTTTTGGAGCGAGACAAAGAACGAGGCGGCTCGTATCCTGAGACCGGGAGGAAAGGTCATCTGCTTTGGCTGGAGCTCTATGGGGTTGGGGGCAAAGCGTGGGTTTACCATGCAGCGCATTTTGCTGGTGCCTCATGGCGGGACCCGAAATGACACGATTTGCACAGTTGAGGTGAAGGAGTTGTAGAAATAATGGGAAATGTTAATTGCCTGCGTTGCCGCTTTAGGCATGAGGATAACGGGAACTGTACTGCGGTCGGCGGGTTCTGCACGGCTGTCACGGCTGCCCACTGCCCGTTACTGCGTCAGTATTTAGATACGGGCATGACGCCGGAACAGTGCGAAAACGCAAAGGCCATTATCGAATCCGCCTTTAGCGATGACACGTCAAAGGCAGAACGGATTCGGGAGCTGTTGAAAGCCGACAGAGCCGGTCGGCTGGTGGTGCTGCCGTGCAAGGTGGGCGATACGGTATATTTCAGGACCTACGACTGCAACGGGACGGTAGACCTTGGCATTCAGCCCCACAAGGTAACGGCCATTGTGGGGCACGCCATTGTCCGTGGGAAGTATACCGATGTCGGGCTGTTGCCGGGCCAGTATGGAGTAAGCTGGTTCCTGACCCGCGAGGCGGCGGAGAAAGCATTGGAGGCGATGAAGGATGAATGACCTAAAACCGTGCCCGTTCTGCGGCGGTAGACTGAACTTTTACCGGGAGGACTATGTGAATCGTTTTGGGAAACGCATCATTGAGCAATACTGGATGCACGATGATACAGATTGTGTCCTTAACGACATGAATCAACCTTTTGTTTTGGGGGCTGGAGACGCAAATCCGGAAACGGGTTATCCGGGAGAGTATGCTGAAAAATGGAACAGGAGGGCTGACTATGGATGAATACATTGAGCGAGAAGTGGCTGTAAAAGCATTTAATAATTTTGATGCTGGTAGGGCAGATAGTCCGCCTTTCACGCTTTTGACCCCAGAAGAGTTTGCAGAATATCTTTATGAACTTCCAGCCGCCAACGTGGCCCCAATCGAAGCGCTGGAACGTCTGCGGGACGAGCTGTGCGAGCAGGACCTAATCACCCTGGAGGGGCTGAGAAAGTTGAACACGCTGATTTGGAAGTACACAACGGTGCATGACGGAGGTGCTGTCTGATGGTTAAAGTGTTTTGCGACATGTGTGGGCGCGAGATTGACTACGAGGTTGATGGTGTAAATATGGACTTCAACCACTATGGGGTTGTATCTTTCAAATCGACATTTTCTGCGGAAAAGCAGTTGTGCCTTTCTTGCGCGGCCAAGGTCTGCAACTTTGTAGAAAATGGGGCCAAGATGGACGGAGAAAGTACGGAAGGAGATGTTGAGCATGGGATGGGCAGCAAAGAATAACCCTGTTGCACAAGCGGCAAGACGGGGAGAAATACCACCGAAGAAACCGCCATTGGGGAAAAAGGCTGTGCGGCAGATCATGGCGGCACGTATGGAAGAACTGATTTTTCCGCCGAAAGTACGAGAGATGCTGGCAATGATGAGCGGAGATGAAAACCCGTATGGACACAAACTGTAAACACAAGGAGACAAGCACTTTTGCCCCAACTGCGGGGCCAAGATGGACGGAGGTAACGAAAATGTATAAGCCGTTAGCCGACAGCACCCTACTTAGGATGCCCAAAAAGGAGATTATCGAACTGCTCCGCACCGCAGAGCATAACGCAAAGGTATCTCAGGAATGGGTGGCCCAGCAAGCGGAGAACCTCAAGGACTGGAAACCGGTGGTGCGGTGCAAGGACTGTAAGCATTTGTGCGTGTGGAACCGAAAAGATATATACGTATTTTGCCCTAAAACAAACATCGTGTTTTTGCCATTTGATAAGGACACAAGGACATTCTTTTGTAGCCTTGGCGAGAGAAAGGACGGCGGGGATGGCTAAACAGTCGGGATACTTGCAACGCCGGGAGGCGGAGCTGGATGCCACCTTTAACGCCGGGGCTGCGATGGCGATGCAGTTTGCAATGGACACGCTCCAGATGGCCCTCCACCAGACGGAGGGCTGGGGCTACGATCGCATCATGCGCGTCACGCACGAGTGGATGGAGACCCAGCGGGAATACAGGCCTGCCTTAAACTGCAAGGACCCGGAGGCAGACGTCCGGCAGGTGCACATGGATCGGGTGCTGAAGGAGATCATCCGGGATAAGGCGGAGCTGATTCCGCACGCTGAGCGGTACAAAGATTTGAAAAAAGTGACGTATGGAGGACGGAAATGAAGATCGGACAGACGGTGCGGGCAAAGTTCAAGACGCTGCCGGTGGAGCGGGCGAAAAGTGAGCGGTCAAGCGTGGAACTGTGCCCGATGCGGACGGGGAGGGTGACATGGATACACCCCAAGGGACGGTTTATCACCGTGATGACCAAAACCCTTGGCGGGGACGTGACGGAGAACTTTTTGCCCGGAGAGGTATGGGCAGTCTGAGAAAGGGGGCGGAGGACATGGCAGAGACACTTGTAAATTTTGTGCTCCTGTTTGCGGCGGCGGGCTTTGCGATCCATGAGGCGAGCAGAGGGAATATCGCCATGACGGTATACGCCTGCACGATGCTGGCGCTGTTTTCTTTGCTTTGGAAGATGGAAAGCATCGAACGGCATCTGAAACGGTTTTGCGAGCTGCTGGAAGGGGAGGGGGACGATGGAGAGGACTGAGGCCCCCAAGCAGGGCAGGGAACTGCCGGTCTACGCGGTACGGCTGCGGGAATTGCGGCGGGCCAGAGGCATGAGCAGCCGCCGGGTATCCGAATACTGCGGCATGAGCCACGGCATGGTAGGATTTTACGAAAGCGGCATGAAGGAACCGAAGGCGTCGGCCCTGATCACACTGGCAGATTTTTACGGCGTGAGTGTGGATTACATCCTTGGCTTGGAGCCGGAATAAAAAATTTTTCAAGTGGCTACTAAAGTTTACCAAATCGGGAAAATCTTGTGAAATAATAGAGAGTGAGAAGAAATAAATTCTTTTCACTCTCTGTTTTTTTAGGAAAGCGTCGTACACACGTTCTTTTGCTACGGGACTATAAGACGCATACACAAGCAAATAAACTAACCATCTTTATAGTATCTCGCTCACAGAAGGGGGGAGAGGACGGTGGATGGATACAGTTATAAATTTCGCATTTATCCGAACGCACAGCAAAAGAGTCAAATAAATAAAACCTTCGGCTGCTGTCGGTTTGTGTATAACTACTTTCTCGACCAGTGGCAGAGCCAATACAAGGATACAGGGCACTCACCTTCTCGCTACCAGCAGAGAAACGACCTTCCAATGCTGAAAAAAACTCTGCTATGGCTGAAAGAGGTGGATTCCACCGCCCTGCAATCTGCGGTGCAGAATTTAGATAAAGCCTTCCAGAACTTCTTCCGTAGCATCAAAGAGGGAGACAACCGGTTTGGATATCCGCGTTTCAAGAGTAAGAAAAGCTATAAACAAAGCTATACAAGCAGATGTGTTAATGCCAACATAAAGGTCTTGGAGAAGGCTGTCCGACTCCCCAAGTTGGGGCGGGTAAAATGCCGTATCTCCAAGAAGGTGGAGGGTCGTATTTTGACTGCTACCGTGTCCCGCACTTCCAGTGGGAAATACTTTGTTTCTTTATGCTGCGCCGATGTGGAGATGAATCTGCTACCCACTACCGGCGCAGTGGCCGGTATCGACATGGGCCTGAAAGCATTTGCTATCACCTCCGATGGCATAGAGTATCCGAACCATAAATACCTGACACGGAGCCAGAAGAAACTTGCCAAACTCCAGCGGCAGTTGTCCCGAAAATCAAAGGGCAGTAACCGCCGGGAAAAGGCGAGAATACAAGTAGCACGGCTCCACGAACACGTTTCCAACCAAAGAAACGATATGCTCCATAAGCTGTCCATCAGCCTTGTGCGAACCTATGACCTGATTGCGATTGAGGACTTAGCCCCCAAGAACATGGTCAAGAACCACAAACTGGCAAAGGCAATCTCTGATGCAAGCTGGGGCGAGTTTCGGCGTCAGTTGGAGTATAAGGCGGCGTTGTACGGAAAACAGGTGGTCACGGTTGGACGCTTCTTCCCGTCCAGTCAGCTTTGCTCCGCTTGCGGCGTGCAGTGGACCGGAACAAAGGATTTGTCCGTCCGGGAGTGGACTTGCCCCAAGTGCGGTGCTGTCCATGATAGGGACGTGAACGCCGCAAAGAACATTTTGAATGAGGGCTTGCGCCTGTTGGCGTAGCTACTACACAAGGTAGGGCGGGACACGCCCGAACCTATACGCTCGAGGAGACTGCGTAAGACCCCCAAGAAACGGGAGGCGGTAGTCGGTGAACCGAGAATCGCCCCGGCTTTAGCTGTGGGGATTGTCAAGGGAAGGAGGCCGCGAATGGAACTGGAACCGATGGATACAGCGGAACTGACTGCACAGCAGGAACGCTATGACGCCATTGCCCGTGCCACGAGCGACAGCCTTGCCCTTTTTTACTGCTGCATTGAATTTGACCGGCCTTTCGATATGCTGGCGGTTCCAAAAGAGCCGGACGTGGGCGAGAAGTGGATCGCCTATCTGGACAACCTGCGGCTGAAGAAGCTGGACGTGCGGCGGGGGGAACCCCTTGGCTTTCTGGACGGGCTGACGGACATTACCAAGATTTTTGGCGAGGGACTGTCCGCCGGGGAATTTACCAAGGCGGTGGGCAACGAGAAGTCCGCACGAAACCGGAAGGTGGGGACGGCACAGCAGAGAAAGAACTGGGGCGAGAACTCCGCAAAGAACCCCTACACCTCTGAGGACTATGACGAACTGGATCGCATTTACGAGGCACTGTCCAGCGACCTGATGGCGGCGGGCGGCGTAAGCGTGAAGCAGGAGTTCATTCTGCGGGATTGCGCAAAAATGACGCTGGACCGGGACAAGATGCGGGCCATCGGCCAATATGACAAGGCGGCTAAGCTGAACAAAATGGTTCAGGATAACCTGTCCAGCGAGGGACTGCGGAAACGGGATGCCAAGCCGATTGATGATTTGAGGATCGACGGCATTGTGGACCGTCTGGAAAAGGCGGGGCTTTTGAAAAACGGAAAGCAGTGTTCCCCGGATGAAATGTTTGAGATTCTGTTTCACCGTCGGCCCAAGTATTCTTACACAAAGGATGCCGCCGAACAGATTCTTTTGTACATGGCCAACACAACGCGGGTCAATGACGGCCTTTCAGAATTGCCGACGCTTCCGCCGGACATGCGTCTGCGGGATGATTTGGGCGAGTTTGCGGAGGAACCTGACGAACAGGAAAAAGAGTCGTACAAAGAACTTGGCATTGTGAAAATGCCGCCGGTAAAGAAAAAGTGACCGGGACAAGGGAGGTGAGTTGATACCAATGGCAAGACGATCCGGAAAGGTTTGGTCTGCGACTTCTGGCTGGGTTCAGAAAAAAGAGACGGAAACCAGAAATTACGCGGACTATGAGGACGCGTGGTATGCGTTCCTGATCTGGACAGGCCGTTGGTATTAGCACCCCGACATTCTGGCGGACATTCTCCGCAGTGATGACAGCGATTTTAAGACATTAGAACTGCTTCAGCGCATGATGATGCGGGCCTACGCCCGCAATCAGGAAGTTGCAATCACCGGCACCCGCGGCATGACAAAAACCTACACAAAGCTGCTGACGGAGATGGTAAACGGCGTTGTGTGGCCGGGAACACAGGTGTTGTATGTGGGACCGGCACTAAAACAGCTGGCGGGTATCGGCGGAAAAACCTTCCGCGCCTTGGAACATGACTATGCGGCCCTCGCCAAGCACTGGCGGGTCAGCGCGGAGAGCAAGGACGATTTCAAGATCGAGACGGACGGCGGAAGCGCCTTTTACATTGGGGCCAAGCGTGGCGATAACATTCACGCAGCTACGGCGGAGGAGTTCGCCCAAGAGGAAAACCCGCCCTTCGACTTTGACGAATACACCACCGTTGTACTTCCGGCGGTTCGTCTGCGGCACAACGTAAACGGAGAACCGGACCCCAACTTTGTGGCATACAAAAGCCATTCTATCACCAGCGCGGGGCGCAAGCAGAACCACGCCTTTCAGGTTCGGTGCTCCGTATTGAAAGCCATGTGGCGTGGCGAAAAATCTTTTGCGGTGGATATTCCGTGGCAATGCGTGATATTACAGCAGATGCGGCCCTATTCCTGGGCACAAAAGCTGAAAGAGAAACTGACCATTGAACGGTGGATGCGGGAAATGGAGAGCCGGTACACCGGCGCAGACGAGTTCCCCGTGCTTTCCGACGAGGTTCTGACGGATTCCCAGCGGGTGCTGGTGATGGAGACGGAGCACTGCTGCAAGGACCCGCACCCCAAGCTGGACCCGGAGGAAGTTATTTACATCGTGGGCTATGACGTTTCCTACGAGGATTCGGCAAAGAACGCCAAATGCGCCTGCGTGGTGATAAAGCTGACGCGGCAGCGGGAATACCTGAAACGGGACCGCTTTTTGAAGCAGCTGGTTTACATTGACGATTGGCCCCCGCCGGACCAGAGCAAGGCCCAGGCACGGCGGCTGAAGGCCATTTGGAACCGATTCTGCTATGACGGCAGCCAGACCTACATCGCCATCGACTCCTGGCAGTACGGGCGCGGGGTGCTGGAAGATTTGATGACCGACTTGGGAGACGGCCTTCCGCCCCTGTGCGTGAAGAACCACGCGGCCTATGCGGCGGCGGAGCTGCCGGGGGCGATTCCGGTGATCTACCCCATCAAGGCCGGCGGCACCGGCGTGACGGACCCGGACTTTGAAATGCTGAAATACGCGCAGACGGAGTTTGAACACCACAACGTTGAACTTCTGACGCTGAACGCCAACGAGGGTGTGGAAGCATATAAGCGCGCCCACCGCATCCGGGACGATGACCGGGACTACCAGTTCGCACAGCCCTATCAAAAGTGCCGGGAGCTGTCCGGCCAGATCCAGAACCTGAAGCTGGTGCCCAGCGGGGCGGGGATGAGCGAGAAGCGCATTTCCAAGGCCATCCAGCGCGATAGCTGGTCCGCCACGAAATATGCCCTGCGGCTGGCCCAGCTGATCGAGCGAGAGGAACTGCTGACGGAGATCCACGGGAAAAACAAGAGTGACTGGGCGTCGGCGCTGGATCGGTTCAAGGAAAACAAAGTGGCTCCGCCTATCAGCACCGGAAGCAGCGGACGGCTGGTGACGGCGCGGCGGGGAGGCCGGAGGTTTTGACAATGGCTCAACGGAAGAAACGATACCGGTTGTACGCCATGGGGCGGACCCGGAAAACGGAAGAGATCGCGTATGACACCCGGTTTTACCGGATCTGCGCAGGGTACATTCTGCTGTATCTCACCGGACGGAAAAAGCCGGAGGGCGCAGTGGAGGTGGCCGGGGCAGACCTGGACCGCCTGACAGACGGGGACCGCCTGTGGCTGGCGGACTGCAACACCATGATCCTGGCAGAAGCGGCGGCCCAAGCGGGCGTAACGCCGGAAGCAGTGGAGAAGCAATGGGTCAGCACTCTGGACCGGCTGGAATGGGAATTGCAAAAGGAGCGGGAACGCATGAAGGGAGGCGGGGAGCATGGACCTGCAAACTGAATTGAGGTCGGTGCAATTCGCCTCGTACCCGAAGATATTCGGAAGGCTGCGGGAGCTGGCGGCGCAGTACGGCGACCTGCCCATGGACGCCGTAAGCGGCGCGTTTATGCGGGCGGCCAGCAACACCTACACCCGGAATAACCCCTACATTCAGAACCGCCGGGTAAAGGCCATTTCCTCGCTTCCGGTGAATTACAGCAAGGACAAGGTGGCGGAGATGCTCACCGCACCGGACGGCAACGAACAGGGCCTGCGGCAGGTGGCCCACGCGCTGGAATGGACGGCGTATCCCTTGTTTCACACCCGGAAGGTGTACACGGAAATGCTGACCTACCACAGCTACATTGCCCCGGAGTACGCCACAGAGGAAGAAGCAAAGCGGGAGGACTTCCTGCGGGAATGGCAGCTTTTGGACAAGCTGCGGAAAACGCTGGACCCCAAGGCCACGGCCCATGAGATCGCGGGGCAGGTCTTGCAGGAGGGGAAGGTTTTCTACTATCCCAGAATCAGCGTGGACAAGCCCCACAACAAGGTAAACCACGCCTTTTTACAGCAGCTTCCCAGCGACTGGGTAAAGATCGTGGGGTTCAACAACGTGTCGAAATACACGGTGGCGCTGAACCTAATGTACTTTATGCAGCCGGGGGCGGACCCCTTGCAGTTCGGAGACCTGCTGCTGCCCTATCTGGATGACTTCTACGCATCGGCGGAGCGGGCACCGGAGGGCACGGGGAAGCGGGTGATCTTCGCGGCGCGGGACCGGGTGGACCTGAACGTGCTGGAACAGCGGAGGAAGCAGACCGGAGGCCGCTTGGCGGGAGACCCGGAGGTATACTCCCAGAACGGGCGGTGGTTCTACTGGGTGACGCTGCCGGTGGACAAGATTTTCACCTTTGAGGCAGACGATGTATCCCGGAACGCCATTTCCCCGCTGGCGGGGCTGTATCTCTCTCTGGTGCAGATGGCGCAGTACGAGCAGATCCAGCTGGAACTGGTGCAGAACCCCCTGATCGCCCTGTTTACCGGTGAAATCCCCTACAAGGATAAGTCCGAAATTACAAGCACAGAGGACGATTACCGGCTTTCCGACGCGGGACGGCGGCTGTTTGAGTACCTGTGGTATCAGATGCTGACAGAGAGCAACACCAGCGGGATCGGCTGGTTCACGGCCCCTGTGGAAAACATTAAAATGCACCAGCTGGCAGAAGCACCCAGCGCCACCAAGATTTCCGCAGCCGGGTACAGCTACGCCATGAACAAGGCAGGGCTGTCCGCCATTGTACCCACCACGGAGGACCCCAAGGCAGGCATCGCTCAAATCTCCCTGCAAATCGAAGGGAAGTTTGCGGAGTGCGTATACCGGGGCTACGAACGGATGATGACCGCCATTATGGACCGGCTGAACCTAAGATATTCATGGAAATTCTCGCTCTTTGGCACTCTCTCCACAGAGGAAAAACGGATGGAGGAGGCCAAGCAGGGCATGACCCTCGGCATCCTGCCGCAGACCATCATCTACATGGCCATGAACGATCTTTCCCTGCTGGACGATCTGAGCATTTCCAACGCCATCAAGGCAAGCGGCATCATGGATAAGCGGCTGCCGCTGGTGACAAGCTACAATGCCAAGCAGTCCGAAAGCGGACTGCCGCCCCAGGCGGCCCACGATCTGAACCCCGGCGGGAGACCCAAGGGGGACGGCACCGTGACCAGCGAGGGACAGGAAGCGGACATCGACACCTACGGCGGATAGCCGAAGAAAAAGTGAACAGAGCACCCCGCTCTAAGCGGTGAGCGGGAGGAGCAAAGCGTTGCTGACGCCGGATATTCCGGCGTGGGCAGCGCTTTTTTTCAACACGAGAGGAGGAAACCACATGGCAAAGCTGCGGGACATTTACCACTACGAAAATCCCCGCTTTTCCCCGCTGCGGGACGCGGCGAGGCGGGCCACGGCGGCATACCAGAATGCCGCACGGGGTCTGGACACGCTGAAGGAGTGGGTTCTGGTGGAATTTGGGCTGGTACACACGGCGGACGCCATTCACCGTCTGGCCCACGAACAGCCCAAGCGGTTTGACGTGATCGGAGACATTCTTCACCAGCGGCACCTGATGCAGGAATACCCGGAGACCCCGGAATACCGGGAGCGTCCGGAGGACATGGACGGCGTTTTCGGAGAGGTGATCCGGCTGTTGGAGGACATTGAGGACGCCTTGCGGGACTGCGTGGGCACCAGCGAAGAAGTGGGGCTGTATCCGCTGGCAAGGGAATTTGAAAACCTTCAGATGGAGAACAGCAAAAGCTACGAGACCATGCTCTACGCATGGCAGATGTATGACAAGACCGACGGCAGCGCCACCAGCTATGACAACTGGGTGGAAAAGCTGTTTGACGGAGAGGAGGCGTGACCATGCCGTTTCGGACGAGAGGAACCCCGCCGGAGCACGTAAAAATGTCCGGCGAACTGCGGGTCATGCAGCGGCTCAGCGAATACGAGTTCGGCGTGGAACTGTGGGTCATGCGCTCCGGGCTGAATGAGAATCATTGGGATTTCCGCAATATGCGGGAGCACTACCTGACGTTTGTGGGTCAGCCCATTCTGTGTGCCTATGTGGGCCGCAAGGTGGGGGACGGACACAACATGAGAGAAGTGAGGGACCCCTACACCGGCGAGAAGGGCTACACGTTCATGGACGGAACGGCGGAGCGCATCGTAGGGACCCTATCCGACGATCCCAAGGACTTTTCCATTGTGGAAGAGGACGGGAACGAGTGGATCAGGGCAAAGGGCCGGTTATTCCAGTTTTACGCACCGGAATTGGTAGAAAAAATCGTGCGGACAGGGCGCATGGATGTTTCCGCTGAGACCGATACGAAAAAATCCCACATGGACGGCGAGAACGAGATCATTACGGATTGGGCAGGTCTTGGCGTGACCGTGCTGGGAGACGATGTGCCGCCGGCAATTCCGGGGGCGCGGATCAAGGCGCTGAGTGCCATGCAGGAAGAGTTTAAGACATTAAAACTGCGGGCGGCGTCTCTGGACCCCGGAAAGGGAAGCAACGAAACGAACAAGAGAAAAGGAGTGAACATCATGAGCAAGAAGGCAATGGAGGCCATGTCCGAAAAGTTCAAGGGCTACCGCGTGGTCGCTCTGAGCGAGGACGGGATGCACGTTGGCCTCGTGGACTCTGCCGGCAGCGCTTATACCTACGCCTTTAACGCGGAGGATAACGGCGCCGTGGTGGAGAGCCGCATCAAGCCCGCTTACCTCACGGCAGCCTTTCCCTTTGGCGAGGGCGTGAACGCCATGGCAGAGGTGAGCGACATCGTGGACTATGCCTGCGCCGCAAAGGGGCAGCAGGCGGAGGACGTGAAGGCACTGCAGGCACGTCTGGACGCAGCGGAGGAGAAGATCCGCACCATGGAAGCCGCCGAGCATGAGCGCCGGGTCGAGGCCGTGAAGGAAGCCGTGAACGGCGCCTTGGAGGACATCCGGGCCTGCGCCGTGGAAGGCGACGCCGACATGACCGAGACCGCCAAGGGCCTGTGCGACCGGGCAGAGGAGTTCGCCGCCATGGAGACTGACGGGAAGTTCTGCGGCGCTGACCGCGCCGTGCTGGACCTGATGGCCGCACACGGTAAGGCGCAGACCGAGAAGCGCAAGAAGGAAATGGCCGCCAAGCAGCATTCCTTCGCATGGAACAACCCCAAGACCAACAGCGGTGAGGGCGGCGGCATTGAGGAAATGCTTGCCCGCATGAACGGCTGAGATACGAGAGGAGAGTGAATCACAATGGCATACATTGAAAAGACTGCGTTTTGGCCCCGTGTGACCAACCGCGTATTCGACGAGACCCTGAACATCACCGGCAAGTTCCAGAACGGCGATAAGGCAGACGAAACCTGCTCCGCCGGTTTCCTGTGCGTAAAGGATGAGCTGATGGACTGCGAGGGCTATGTGGGTGTTGGACCCACTGAATCCACCGTGACCATCAAGAACAGCAACAGCTGGAACATGAATGCCACCGGAGCCGCCGTGAAGAGCGAGGGCGACGGCATTTACGCCTGCAACCCCTATGACGTGAACATGGTTCAGGACCCCGCCACCGGCAACCTCTACAAGGTTGGCGCCAACACGCTGGGCCTGCCCGCACCCAAGGGCTATCCCGTCACTTTCACCAAGATCGTGTTCGACGGGAACAAGATTTACCGGTTCGGCATCGGCAACCTGTCCACCACTCTGGGGGCCAACAAGTTCCTGACCATTGCCAACGGTCTGCTGGTGCCCGCCACCGCTGCTCCCACCGACGTGGGGACTCCGTACTTCAAGGTTCTGCCCACCGGCGGCACCTTTACCGAGGGCGCACAGAGCGCATTTGAGTTCGTGGACGTGCTGGCCTGCAAGGTTGACGCGGCAGCGGCCTGAGAAACGAGAGGAGAGTGACAACAATGGCAATCAGACTAAACAGCATTGATCCTAATGTGTATGACAGCGCCGCCAAGGAGTTCAGCAACGCGGAACGTGAGCGGGCCGACATCGTGACCTGCGGCCGTCTGCTGATGCGTGAGCGTCTGGGCCGGGATGAGCGCGCCCTGCGGATCATGACCAAGCAGCCCGACGATTTCACCGCCATGCTGGCGGACGGCGAGGGGCAGAACAGCTACAGCATGACCAACCGCAACCTTCAGAAGAACCTGCTGCTTTTCTGCGCCAAGCGGGTGTGCGCTCTGAGCGGTGAGATCCCCCCCGCTGATCTGGACGAGTTCCGCCGCAACCAGCGCAAGTTCATGAGCGACAGCCTGTACCTCAAGACTCTGGCCGGTATCGTCACCGAGATCGTGACCCCCATGCTGCCCACCGTCATGAGTTCCGGGCTGGGCTGGCTGGCCGAGATGACCACCGTGCCCATCGGCCAGACCAAGGAGCTGGACATCATGTCCAACGACATCTTCCTCTTTGAGGACGACAGCTGGGGCGCATCCCGATCCAAGCCCGCCAACACCCTCTACAACAAGAGTGTGACCCTGAACCCCCGCCTGCGCACCGCGCGGGTAAGCATGAAGTGGTATCAGCTGGTGGGCAACGACGCCGACATGGGCCGGTTCTTCAACGCGCTGGCCGCCGGTATGTACTCCAAGATCACAGCGCTGTGGATCAGCACCCTGACCAAGATGACCGCCAACACCGCCTATGTGCCCAACAACATGAACTTTACCAACACCTCCGCCAACTGGGTCACTGCCGGTGAGCGGGTGAGCGTGGTGAACGGGACCCGCTACCGGAACGTGATGGCCCTTGGCCGTCCCTCCGCACTGACCAAGGCGCTGCCCAGCGGTGTGGTGAACGCCTCCACCGTGAATCTGGATGCCGCCCTGTCCACCATGCTGGGCGTGGATTGGACTCGCTACGGCTTCCTGGGCGAGTACATGGGCATGAACCTGATGCCCATTGATACTGCTATTGTCCCCGGCACCCAGAATACCACCGTTGTGGATATTGTGCCCGCCGACAAGATTTGGCTGGTGCCCGCCGGTGGCTACAAGCCCGTCTACATTGGCATGGAGGAGGGGACTCCCATTCAGCTGGAGCTGACCCCCGACCAGACCGCGGACATGAGCATCGACGTGGTGGTTTCCATGTCCATCGACTGTGTGCCGGTCCTCGCCAGCAAGATGGCCGTCATTAACGCGTAAGACCCAAAGCGGGAGGGAGGAAACCCTCTCTCCCGCAGATATGGCGCGAAGCCTGCATGAGGGCGGAGCGCGAGAAACGAGCAAACATCTTGTATCTGAAAGGAGCGGAAAAGATGGCAAAAGAGAAACGGACGGCCGCAGATGTGGCGGCGGGGATCGAGGCGCAGGAGCTGGAAGCAGCCGACCAGCCCTTGCGGGAACAGGCAAAGGCTGCGCCCGTGGCAGAGCAGAAAGCGCCTGCGGCGGAGAAGGAACCCGAAAAGCTCTATACAGCCGATGAGGTAGCGGAGATCGCTAAACAGGCGGCGGCGGAGGCCGTTGCAAAGGCTATGGCGGAGGTTAAGCCGCAGGTGGTACAGGTGATGGCGGACACGGAAAAAGTGACGCTCCGCTGGTGCGCACCGGTGGCGGACGATAATCTGGCTGTATTCGGCCCCAACGGGATGTACGGCACCGTGACCGGGAAGAACGGCACCGTGATGGTGCCCAAGAGCGAGTGGAGCCGGTTCTATGATGAAACGGCAAGACGGCTCATTGAGCGGCGCTGGCTGGTGGTGCTCTCCGGCATGACGGATGACGAGCGGGCGGTGTATCACTGCGCGTACCGCAAGGGCGAGGTGCTGGACGAGACGGCTTTCCGCTGCGCCGTGACCATGGGGGACAAGCTGCTGGATATCTTCGACGATCTCTGCACGGAGCATCAGGAGATGGTGGCCAAGGCTTACTATGACGCATGGGAGCGGGGCGAGGTAAGCGCCGACAGCCGGGAGCTGCTGAAGAAGCTGAACGCAAAGAACAAGGCCCGGTATGCGGAGGAACCCAAGGAGGACCCCCGGCGGAAGGGAATGTTCCGCCCGGTGCTGGACGCACTGAACAGCGCGGAGGCAGCGGAAGAGGACTAAGGGCAAAAGGAGGAATTGAGCATGGATATTTCCGGATTTGGCATTGCCAGCGTAGCGGTCATTACGGTGATCTGCTACCTGATCGGCATGGCGGTGAAGGCCACCGCCATTGAGAACAAATGGATTCCCATTGTTGTGGGCGTGTCCGGCGGGGTGCTGGGCGTGGTGGGGATGCTGATCATGGCAGACTTCCCCGCAACGGACTATCTCACCGCCGTGGCAGTGGGCATTGTGAGCGGTCTGGCCAGCACCGGGGTCAATCAGATCGCAAAGCAGATGAGTAATTAAAATTGCTTCCGCAAAGGGCTGGGGTTCCCAGCGGAAGCCAAGGGGATATTCTCTTTTGAAAAGAGAATGTCCCCCCGGCCCCCTAAAGAGAAACGCAGGGGGATTCCAATTTCCCCCCGCACCCCCTTGAAACGGCACAAAGGGCGAGGGCTGCGGCTCTCTCCCTTTGGAAACCCTCTCCCATAGGACGGGAGACGGGGGAATCCCCTTTGGAAACCCCTCCTTTGGAGGGATGAGGACGAGGGGGCATAGATAGAATCAACAACCATTTTTGATTTGAAAGGAGAACAAATCATGGAAAAGAAATTTGCTGAAATCATCAACGAGGGCAAGAAGAACGGCAAGAAGCTCAGCGAGATTAACGCCGAGCTGAAGGCGGCGGGCGCGACCTTCCACTTGGACTACGCCATGACTCCCGACGGCCCCCAGACCGGCTGGTCTGAGCAGGAAATGAAGGAGGGCTTTATCCCCGCCGAGAAGGAGCCGGAGGACGTGAAGCACCTGCATGACTATATGCGGTTCAACCCCGCCAAGGCCAACACCGAGGAGGAGGTCTGGGTGCCGGAGGGCCACTATATGATTTCTTTTGATGGAGAGGGGCATCCCACCAAGGCCGTGAGATTGTAATGATTGACACGTTTGATTGCGCGAGAGCGCAGGTCTACTACAACACGGCAAAGCTGTCCCCGGCGCAGATCAAGGCGAAAACCGGCTGCACCCACATCATTAACGGCTATTTGTTCAACGGGAAGTTTCAGCCGGTGGGCTGGACGGTGATCGACGGAAAGATCATCAGCCGAGACGCGTATCAGGACTGGGGCATTTCCATCGGCTCTGACGGACTTCCGAAGATGCTGACGGACCGGGGAGGATCGTTCCTCTCCGGCGTCCCTCTCCTGAAAGCGGGAGCCAAACTGCGTCGGGACCTCACGCCGGATGTGGCCCGGCCTGCCGCCCGGACGGCGGTAGGCTGGCTGGCCAACGGCAAGGTCTGCCTTTGGTGCGACAAGGCCAGTCTGACCCGTGACCAGCTGCAGAACAAACTGCTGGGGCTGGGCGTGGTGGACGCCCTTATGCTGGACGGCGGCGGCTCCACGCAGGGAATCTTCCCTGGCGGCAAGGTGACCAGCTCCCGGAAGGTGCCCACGCTGCTGTTGTTTTGGGAACGAAAGGCGGAGACCGCAAACCCTACCCCGGCCCCAGTCAATCCGGAGGAACCGGCGCTGGCATGGGGCAAGGCCAAGGGGCTGTTGACGGACAGCAATGCGGGGGAGACGGTGACACGGGCAGAGATGGTTCGTGCATTATACAAAATGAGGTGATGAGCATGGTTGGAATCAACGGATACTCCAAGGCCAAGGACGGAAACAAGCGGCTGTCCTCCCATTTCAAGGTCAAGGAGTTTGCTTGCAGGGACGGCAGCGACGCCGTTCTGGTGGCTCCCCGTTTGGTAATGGTGCTGGAATCCATCCGCACTTATTTTGGTTCCGCTGTGGTGATCAACAGTGGCTACCGGACTCCCCAGTACAACGCCAAGGTGGGCGGCGTGACGGAAAGCCAGCACTGCTATGGCATGGCGGCGGACATCTCCATCAAGGGCCATGCCCCGGCAGAGGTGGCGGCCTTCGCCCGGTCAATCATGCCGGACTGGGGCGGCGTGGGCATTTACACGGAGAAAGGATTCACGCATATCGACGTGAGAGAGAGCAAAGCCGACTGGACCGGCTGAGAGGACCAAATTCAAGGAAGCCCCGTGCCGCTGGAAATGCGGCGGCATGGGGCAATATTAAAACAGAACATGACCGTTCCGAAGAAAAACAGACAGGACGGAGAACATATAAAAACAGTCCAAAAAGGAGGGCGGCTATGGGAACGAGTTGGAGCGAGATCATTTCGGACCATGCCATGGTTTTTATTGATGACGTGAGACTGACGGATCAGGCGGCGGAAAGCCCTGTGCGGTTCCTTCGGCGGATGAGCCTGTACATGAAAAACGCGATCCCGGTATTCAACCGTCCCCCTGAGATGGTGGATTACCTGAAGGAGGGACTGACGGAACCCGCCTACGGGGACAGCGCATGGGTCTCCACCTTGGAAAGCATTGCGAAAGAAACGAAGGTAGAGACTGGGATGACCGGCTACGAATTATTCTCCTGCGCACAGCGGGCGGAGCAGCCGGACGGGTCCGTACTCTTAGTACCGTATGGAGAGGCGGTGTATGACCCGGAGACCGGGACCGTGACCTTTCCTCCCCAGATGGACGCAGGATTGCAGTACGAAATGGACTTTTACACCGACGGGGCCTTTGCCCATGACCTGACAGCGGAGCAGAAGCGGCTGTTGGGATTGTGCGTAGCCTCCGTATGGGACGAGCGGTTTTTCCGCAACTGGCTCAGCGACGCGCCCAAGGATCATGACCGGAGCTTTAACCCGCCTAACGAGCCGCAGTACATGGAAAAGGGCAGCAAGAAGAAACTGCAGAACCGGGGGCTGTTGAATCAGGAATTGCGGAAGTATGAGCAGGACTGCCTGTACGCCACGGCGTTCCACCGGTCGGCGCGGCAGATGGTGCTGATCTGAAAGGAGGGGACCACATGGCGGACGCCAAGCACGGCATGAAAAACATTGGCCTTTTGGGCGGCGGGAACGGCAGGGCGACCAACGCTCCGGCTCAATACCGGGACCGGAAGCGGCAGTATTTTGCGGATGCCACGGCCCGGTTTGTGGAGGAAATGGCCCCCTACGCCACGGACTTTGTGACGGCCCGGATGCAGGGCTTGGTTCCTGGTGACTTCTACCGGTGGAGCACAAAGCACATCCGCCTTTCCGACACCACCAAGCAAGGCGTCAGCCTCACCCGGAAAACTGATGACCAGAAGGCGTTTCTGGTGGCGGACGCCGGAGTGGACTACATCCCGGAGGGAGCCAAGGTGGAGACCATGGGTTCCTACTGGCTGGTGACGAACCCCTCCAACCTGTCCAGCGCAATAGGGACCGGGATCATGCGGCGGTGCAACGCTGTATGGCGGTTTCTGGATTGGTACGGAAACATCCGGGAAGAACCGATCCTTGTGGAAAAGTCCTTGGCACAGGCCACGGCCAATGACTTTCAGGAAATGACCCTCATTATGCAGGGCTATTTCAACATCATCTGCCAGCGCAACGCCAACACAGAGCAGCTGGACCAGAACAGCCGCCTGATCTTAGGGCGGCGGGCCTACCAGATCACGGGCTACTCCGACGTGACGCAGGAGTTTACCGGGGACGATGAGAGCACACACCTGCTGTATTTCAACGCCCGGATGCAGGAGCCGAACCATGAGATCGACGATATGGAGGCGAAAGTGGCAGGCGGGAAGAACTTCTCCTGGGCGGTATTTGTTGCCGGAAGTCCCCGGATGACGGCGGGGGATACCGTTCCCTTCACGGCACGGTCTCAGCGAAACGGGGAGGATGTGGAGAGCACCGCAGAACACCCGATCAATTATGTGTGGCGGTCGGACGATCCCAACGTGGCCACGGTGGATGCGGACGGAAAAGTGACGGCGGTCGCCGAGGGAACTTGCCAGATTATCGCCGCTCTGAAACAGAACCCGGCCTATGAAGGACGATTTGCGGTGACGGTAGAGGCGTCCGGCGAGAAAACGCCATCGGTGAAGTTTTTGAATGAGGTTCCCCGCTACATGGCGCCCTACGATGTGGAGACCTTGGAGGCGGCACTGTTTATCGGCGGTGTCCGACAGGATGCGGCGGTAGAATGGACCTGTGAAGGAGCCGCAGAGGGTTCTTACAGCGTAAGTGTCAATGGGAATCAGTTGACAGTCCGATGCTGGGGCAACAGCCCGGAGCCGCTGACGGTGACGGCCAGATGCGAGGGCGAGAGCGTCAGCGCAGTGATCGAATTGGAGGGCTTGTAATGGCAGAGAAGTGTCCATACGCCTACAAGCGGCCCGGAACGGTGAGCTTGCTGTGCGAGATGCAGCCGGGGCAGAAATTCCCCATCTGCGGACACCAGCATTTATGCGGCGTGACCGGACAATGGGAGAACACACCGCAGGCGGCCTTGTGTCCCCTGCGAGGAAGCAACCGTGAGAAATTCCAAAAAATCTGAAAGGAATGACGTATATGGAATGGAAAAAGCTGACGGAAGAAGGGCTGCTGGCAGCCAGAGACTATGTGCCCCTGATGGAAAAGGCGGCCTTTGCGGCGGAGTGCGCCGGACGGTGCTTTGACCGGATGGAGGTCCGTGTGGAGGGAGGACAGGTACTCCCCTACTTCAAGGAGAACGTGGAGCGGCGGAGCCGGTATCTCATGGGCGGCTTTGTAAAGCTGTATCTGGGAGAGGACTTTGAACCGGTGGAGGGGGAAACCTACCTCATGTCCGCCGACGACTACGACCGCTGGGCCGGAGGACACATCTTCAACCAGATCGACCGCATGAAGGGGAAAGGGCCGGAGCTGCGGGACAAGGCCTTTGACCTGCTGGCGGATTACCGTGATCTGGAAAAGATGCTGAAAACGGAGATTTACGGGATGCTGCAAGCCATGAATGATCCCGTGAGCCGGTTTCAGGATCTTGCGGCGCAGAGCATGACGCCGGAGGCGGTGCAAAAGACGCTGGATGACCTGAAAGAGGCCCGGAGCGCTTTTGACGCGGCCTTTCAGCAGAGAAAGGACGGCAAACAATGAATCCGGCCTTCCACAGCCCCACTTATCCCTACGAGCGGGTACAGACCGGTTTTCTGACCTTCCGCGGGGCGGAGGAGATCCCCCACAAGCTGTTGACCTATCTGATGGACCTGCCGCTGCTGGACGGCTATGAACCGATGGATGACAACACCCGGCCCCGTGTCCGACTGATGAAATATCTATGGCATGACGGGGCCAAGCCGCTGGGAGAGCGGCTGCCCACGGCCAAGGAGAAGCAGAGCCTTCTTTTTGACGGGAACGAGCCTGTGGTAGACAGCAGCACCCAGCGCCGCAAGCACCCGAAAGGGTATCGCCTTTACGCTCAGAAGTTCTGGGGAGAAGCCCAGACGGAGGCAAAGAGCATGATCAAGTGCTATCTGGGCCGCATTTTTGCACAGACGCCCTTTGACGCACGGATCGGGATCACGTTTGTAATCGCCTGCAACGTGAATCAGGAGACCACCACGAAAACGGAGGCATATTCCAGAGCCTACGATATGGAGCAGTGCATCATCGAAGCACTGAACGGGGTGAACATAGCGGGGATCGGCGTGTGCGACTTCTCCCGTATCGCCCACGCAGACAACGGGAGCCGCCCGGTGTATGACCAGACGGGCACGGTGGTGGGCCGGGAACTGAAAATGAGCATCCATTGGGCGGAGAGCGAAGCCGCCATGGGGGACACCATTGAGGACTACTAAATTCACAACGGGAGGACAGCCACCATGACCATGGAAGAAGCAGCCGTAAAAATAGAGGGCCACGAGCACGAGATCAAATCCTTGAAGCACCGCATGGACGATGTGGAGCGGGATCAGCAGGCGCTGATCAAGCTGACTGCCAGCGTAGAGGTAATGGCGACCAAGCAGGAAGAGATGGGGACAAAAGTGAGCCGGATTGATGAAAAAATGACGGAAATGGAAGGGAAGGCCGCCAAACGGTGGGACAGTCTCGTAGACAAGGTGATCTGGCTGATCGCCGGGGCCTGTATTGTGGCGCTGTTTGCCAGCGCGGGCATTACCATTTGATTTCAGATATCGGAGAGGATGAATTAAAAGATGGAACTCTCACGGAATATCAAGCGGGCGGCGGACCGCTACGAACCCGTAGAAACCGCCGGACTGACCCTATGGCCCATCCGGGTCTGTGAGCAGGAGGAATTTGAGCTGGCGAGACCCGCCATTGATGTAATCCAGCAGGCGCTCCCTGTGCGCTATGCGGTCATGCCCCTGCTGACAGCCTATTGGGTCATGGATCTGGAAAGCATGGAGCGGGGGGAAGAACCGGTGGGCCTTTTTAACCGGGCGCTGGCGTTTTTGGCGCTGGCGCTGCGGCTGGGGGAAGGCCGGAGCCTTTCGGACCGCATCCGTCTGTTTCATGTGAAACTTTCATCTGAAAACACAATGGATTTAAAGGGGATATGCTTTACATGGAACGGTGAGGAAGAAATCACCATTACCCCGGTACAATTCCAGAGGCTTCGGGCTATTCTGGCCTACCAGAACGGCATTGAGCTGACGGATGAGGACGCCAACCCGGACCTGTTGGAGGCGGAGGCGGAGCTGGCCCGAAGAAACGGGCCGAAGCTGCGCCGGGACCCGGCCGGTCTGCTTTCCTCCATCGCCCTGTTTACAGGCTGTGAGGAAACAGAGATGGACGAATGGCCTATCTTAAAGCTGAAACGGCGTCAGGAAGCCATCCAGCGGGCGGCGGATTATCTGATCTGCGGCATTTCGGAGGGCAACGGCGTGAAGTGGAAGGGCGGGAACCCTGTACCCCACCTTTTCTATGACCGGGAGCGGGAGGACGCGGGGGCCATGACCCCGCTGAGCCAATTTACCAACAACAAGGAACAAACTTAAAAGGAGTGTGAACAGACATGATCACTTTTACTGACAAGAGACTCTACCCGAAGGGCATTTGCTCCGCACAGCTTCAAGACCCTGTTACCGGCGAGGTTCTGAGCCAGAGCGACAAGTTCTCCACCGGTAACATCCAGTTCTCCGGCAACATCGACCCTCTGCGAGCGGGCCTTGGCAACGGCGTTGCCACGATTGTTGCCAGCGACAGCGATACGCAGGTGAACTTCACCCGCGCGGACTTCGACCTGATGAGCAAGATGATGGCTGTGGGCGGCACCGTGAGCTACAACGCCGTTTCTCCCGTCTGTCAGACGCTGGAGGCCACGGGCACTTCCCTGAAGGCCGACGTGAGTAAGCTGGTGCCTGTGGCCCAGTACGGCTATTCCTCCATTTTCTGCTACGTGCAGGAGGTGGGCGCGGCTTCCTCCTACTCTGTGGGCGGCGTTCCTTATCCCATTGACCCCGCCACCGGTGCCATTACCGGCTTCACCGCTGAGAGCGGCAAGAGCTACAAGGTGTGGTACTTCGCCCGGAAGCCCGCGGCTCAGGTGGGCGTGGTGCACAGCGCTTTTAACGGCCGCATCGTCCACTTCACCGCGCAGATCGCCGTATACCAGAACGTGTCCGGCAAGAACAAGGGCACCCGCTGGGGCTGGGCCTACCTGATCGTGCCCCGCCTGTATCTGAACCCCGAAGGGGCCAACACCACCGGCGACCAATCCAACTACGATACCACCACCATCACCGGCCGCGCCATCAATGAGGACGCCGACGTGATCTCCGCCGAGTGCGACGCCTGCGGCGGCATGGGCACTTCCGCCTACATGGTGCTGGTTCCCGACGAGGAAAGCGACGAGGTGGCCGGGATCGCTGTGATCGGCGGCGTGGTGAGCGTGGCCGCCAGTGGCACTGCCCCCGTGAATGCCAAGCTGGTCATGAAAAACGGGGAACTGGTGACGCCCTCTCCCGCAAGCCTGCTGAAGTACACCGTGACCGCCGGGACTGCTACCGGGACCACGGTCTCCACGGACGGCATTGTGACCGCCGGGAGCACACAGGGCACCGGGAGCATCGCCATCCAGTATCCCGCCGAGGGGGCGGCCAAGTACACCGCGCAGGCGGTTTTGGAAGTCACCGGCGAGTAAGGGACACACCAAAAACGCCTTATCCTAAGCGTTGGATAGGATGAGCCGAGCGGGGCTGACTGCCGGGGAAACCCGGCGGTCGGCTCCGCTTTTTGTTCCCCGGCAGACGGGAGAGCATGAGGATCTCATGCTTTGGCGTATGCCTGGGACCATTTTCGTGAGGTCACGAAATGGATGGGAAGGAGCGGGGATATGAGCGGAAGCGTGTCTGCCAGAATCACAGGGCTGGACGAGGACATGGCCGCGCTGGAACAGCGGTTCAAGGCGGCGCTGTCCGCAAGTCTGCCAGCCTTGAAGGAGGAAATGGCAACGTGCCTTTTTGAGCACGTACAGGGAGACGTATACGAAAAATTTGACCCGAAGGAATACATCCGGCGGGGAGAATACGGCGGCTTGGCCGATATTGACGGCAACACGCAGTTCACAGTGTCGGAGGACAGCGTTGCCATGGACTACCAGCCAAGCGGCGAGAGCGAACAGGTGGAAAACCCGCTGAACGGAGACGCACTGATCGGGCGCATTGAGCATCTGAACCCGCCCTATGACTGGACCCGGAGGCCCCCGGCCAGACCGTTTTTTGAAAATTTTGTCACGGAGCTGGTAGAAGGCGGACGGGCGGAGGAAACGCTGGTACGGGCCATGAACCAACAGGACGCAGAATTACAGATCGAAGCCAACGGCTACACGGGCCGGGAGGGTGACGAAGGATATTGAAGTAAAGGCAGGGCGGTGAAGCATGGCACAAATTATCTTTAAGGGCGTACCCGATTTTACAGAGGTCCGGGCGGAGATCGCAAAGCTGAAGCAGGAGGTGGCGTCGGTTTCCTCCACGAAGGTGAATCTGAACGGCACGGCGCAGGGTCTGAACGGCGCAGCCAATGCCGCCGGGAAGCTGGCGCAGAATTTGCAGAAGGTCTCCACCACCTTTGACGCAAACGGGCAGGCCACGCGGCAGGTACGGGATTTCTCCGCACGGCTGGGAGAGACCACCCGCGTGGTGGCGACACTGAACAAGGAGACGGGGGATCTTGCTGTGACCCAGCAGACCGTGACCCGGAACTACCGACAGCAGACGCAAGCGGCGGAGAAAGCCGCGGCCGCGGAACTGAAAGCCACCCGTCAGGCCAACGCCTATTTGCAACAGCAGACCAGAGCGGCGCAGAACACCCCCTATAACCCCACGGCCATGCAGCGGCAGATCGAGGGCATGGTGGGCATCGGGAATGCCGCCAAGAATGCGGCGGACAGCGCCGGCGTATTTGAAAGAGCGTTTTTGAACTCCTCCGATAAGGTCCAGAAGGGCACGAAGGAGATGACCGAGAAAAACGGGCTGTTAGGGGACAGTTTTACCAACGTCTACCTGAAAATGCTCCAATGGCAGGTGATGGGAACCATCGTCTCCAAGACCATCGGGGCCTTCCGGGACGCCATTTCCACCATGAAAGCGGTGGACGATGAAATGGTGACGGTCCGCAAGGTAACGGGCTTTACAGCGGAGCAGATGGAGGAACTGCGGGACCGGGCGTATGAGACGGCATCGGCCTACGGCGAAGCGGCTGACGAATATCTGAACTCTGTGGCGGCGTTTGCCCGTGCCGGTTACGGCGAACAGGCGGACGCACTGGCGGAGCTGGCCACCAAGACAAAACTGGTGGGCGACACCAACGCGGAAACGGCACAGCAGTTCCTGCTGTCCGTGGACGCGGCGTATCAGTACAAGGGCAACATTGAAGCATTGACCAAGGTGCTGGACGGCGCCAACGAGATCGACAACAAGTACGCTACCAGCATTGAAAAGCTGGCGGAGGGCTTGGGAACCGTGGCCCCGGTGGCGGCACAGGCCCATGTGGGCATTGACGAGCTGACGGCGGCTATCGGTACGATCACCGCCGTGACCCAGCGGAGCGGCAGCGAAGCGGCCCGCGCGTTCCGGGCTTTGGTGCTGAACATCGTGGGGGACACGAAAACCGAGATCGACGAGGGCGTGACGTGGACCACCGGAGAAATCGCCGGGTTAAAGGACGTGATCCGGCAGTACGCTCCGGCGGCGTATGAAGCGGCAAAGGCCACCGGCGAGGTCATTGACCCCATGGAGGCCATCGGGGGCCTTGCCCAGAGCATGAAGGACGGGCTGCTGACCGAACAAAAGCTGATGGAGATGGTCAGCGACATCGGCGGCAAGCTGCGGACTTCTCAGCTGCTGGCCCTGATCCAGAACTGGGATATGTACCAGTCCATGCTGAAAGACTACGCCAACGCCGTAGGCAGCGCGGACAAGGAAATTGAAAACGCACTGGACAGCTGGACCCGCAAGACAAACATCCTGAAAAACGAATGGGCGGAGTTCATCCAAAGCATGGTGAGCACCGATGCCGTTAAGGGCGGGCTGGACGTGCTGATCGGCGCAGTGGAAGTCCTGAACACGGATATTGGGCATTTCGCGGCGGTTTCCGGGACTGCGGTTTTGGGAATGCTGGCGCTGAAAGCAGCGGCCAAGGGCGCGACGGTGGCATTTGCAAAGCTGTCGGCGGCGGGGATCGCCATGAACCCGTGGCTGCTGGCAATCGCGGCGGCGGCAGGGGCGTTCAGCCTCGTGTGGAAGGCGACGGAGGACTACCGGAAAAGCCTTGACGCGCTGAACACGGAGATCGAGACCAACACCACCCAGTTAGAAGAAAACAAGAAGCGGCTGGAAGAAATCTATGCAATTCCATGGCATGATCTAACGCCGGAGCTGATCGAGGAAAAGAAGGCGCTGGAAGCGGAAAACGCCGAACTGGAACAGCAGATCAAGCACCTGACGGCGATTGCGGAGAAGAAGGCCCAGACCGTGGGCGGAGCCGGTGGAACCACGATCACGTCCATGGGCAGCGTGAAGGGCTACGATGAATTTGTGGGCCGGTCCTTCAACTCCACGGAGGAAATGATCGCCCAGCTGCGGCTGGTGACGGGACAGGCCATCAGCACCACGGCAGACCTGGAACGGCTGGGGATTACCTACGAGACACTGGCGGACAAGGCAAAGGCGTACACGGACCAGCTTCAGTCCGGGCGAAGCATCCAACAGGACCAGATCGACGATTTCTACGCCGTAAAAACGGCGGCGGAACAGCAGGTGGCAGCCTACGAGGAAGCCATCAAGGCCAACGGCAAACTGACGGACGCCCAACAGGCGGACTATGACGTGCTGAAGGCATTTTTGGCACAGGTCAACAAGGCCACACAGCCCATGAGTGACTATGTGGCGGGGCTATTGAAGGTACAGCGGCAGGCGGGGAAGTCCGGGGACCAGATTTACGATCTGGTGAAGCGGATGATCGTTCTGAACGAGAAAAAGCTAAACCTGAGTCAGCAGATCGGGGCGCTGCGGCAGCTGGCCACCGAGGCCGGGGCGGCCGCCTATTCCGTGGGCATGATCGGTGCCGCCAAGACGCAGGATGTAGAGCGGACCATCAAGGGCCTGTTGCAGACCGGAAAGGCCAAGACCTATGACGAAGCCCGTGCCATCGTTCTGAACCGGATCTACAAGTCCATGTTTACGGACACCGAGCGGGACAGCGGGGCGGTGGATACCACCTCCACAGTGGATACGTCCTCCACCACATCGTCCACGGGGAAGTCCACCAAGGACGCGGAGCTGGAACGGCTGAAGGACATTGTATCCCTGCGGAAGTCGGAGCTTTCCCTTATGCAGGAGCGTGGGGACAGCACGGCGGACCAGATCGACAAGATGCGGCAGATCCAGGCGGCGCTCCACGCACAGGCGGAGTATATGCGGCGGATCGGGGCCAGCCAGGCAGAAATCAACGCCTTGTCCACGGAGCACTGGAAGATCACCAAGCAGATCCAAGAGCTGCAAAAGGATCTGTGGAAGGAATTAGAGGATGCCGTTAACAAAAAGCTGGAAGAGGCGGAGGAAGCACGGGACAAGCAGGTTGACGCCATCGACAAGCAGATCGCGGCGCTGAAGGATGCCAAGCAGGCCGAGGACGAAGCCCTGAAGCTGGAACAGCTGAAGGCGGCGGTGCTGGAAAAGCAGAACGCCTTGCTGGAAGCCCAGAAGGAACGGACGGTGCGGGTGTTCAACGCCGCAACCGGGCAGTGGGAGTGGGAAGCCAACGCCTCGTCCGTGAAGTCCGCACAGGACGCCTATGAAAAGGCCAAGGAGGACTTGGCGGAATATGAGCGGGAGTTGGCCCTTCAGCGGGAAATCGACGAACTGGAAGCCAAGAAAAAGCTCATCGAGGAGACCTATGACACCCTGAAGGCCGAGTGGAAGCGGATCACGGACAGTTTGCAGGAACCTACCCGGACCATTGACGATATTCTCAGCGACATTGCCAGAAACGGCACACCCAAGATGCGACAGCAGGTTGAGGAGGTCAACAATCTGCTGGGCAAGCTGAACCAGTACATTGCCGGGGCTATGAATGGGATCATGCTTCCCGGACAGACGATGCTACCGGGAATGATGGGTGCGGCCGGGGCGACCGGAGGCTACCACTTCGACTACACGAAGAATCCGGGCGGCGGCTGGACGCAGACGGAGATGAACGAAGGGTTCATTCCCTCCGGGTCCTCCGGCTGGAAGCTGGCGGACGGCAGCGACGCCAACCTGAACTACCGGGATACCACGCCTTACGGCAAGGGAGTGAAGGGTTCCTACACCGGCGCGGACATGAGCCGGGACCAGAAACTTGCGGGCAGAACCGTTGAGAAAAACGGGTATGTGATCACCTACGATGAGAACGGATACGCAACCAAGGCCATCAACGTGCATCAGGGAGCAGCCAGAGCTGACCTCTCCGGGCTGTATCCCAAGGTGGATGCAGACGGCAACGATATGTACTACGCGGGCTTTGATAAGAACGTGGATTACAACCTTGCCATCAAGCAGGCCAAGGAGTCCGGGGCCGGGGAAGGGCTGATCAAGCAGTTAGAGACAGAGCGGCAGAACAAGATCAACGCCATGTACGGCGGCAAGGACCCGGACAGAGGCGGAAGCGGTTCTGGCGGAAGTTCTTCAAAAGGCGGTTCGTCCAGCTCGTCCGGCGGCAAGGGCTATGACAGCAATGTGGACTACTCTCTGGCTATCAAGAACGCGGAGAAGAACGGCGCCAGTCAGGCCACCATCGACAAACTGAAATCGGAACGACAGAACAAGATCAACGATAAGTACGGCGGAAAGGACCCGTACAAGAAGTACGATTCCGGCGGCATCCTGCGGGGGCTGGGTGGCATCAAGGCCACCAGTCAGGACGAGATCGTGATTCCGCCGCTGCTGGCGGAGAAGATGCTGGAACCCAGCGCGGACAACACCTTCCAGAAGCGGATGAGTGAACTGGGGTGGCTGTACGGCGCGGCGGAGCGGGGCGGCGCCATGCCGGGAAAGACGGTAATGAGCCGGACCAGCAACGACCACTACGGAGACAGCTACACGATCAACGGCGTTCGGATCGGCGCAGAGGCGGCCAACCGCCTGACCGTTGCGCAGGTCATGCAGGCATTGAACCACGGGGCCGGGAACTTGGGCCTCTACAAACATTAAGGGAGGCGGGCGCATGGCATTATTCCAACCAACGAATATTTATCCCTCGTCCCTTGGGGAACTGGGAAACGGCACGGTTGACATCACGAAGCCGCTGGCGGTGAGTTGGCAGGTGAACGGCAACTCCGCTATGACCGCGTTTTCCCTGACGGTCTGTAAAAACGATGCGGCGTCCACACAGGTGTACACCACGGGGAAGCTGACGGAGGGATGTCCCTTCTATGGGATCGACTACGCGGGAAACACCGTGCTGTTTACCCACACCATTCCGGCTGACGCATTGAGCGGGGCGAATATGGAGAACGGGCAGCAGTACAAGCTGATCATCAAGCAGTGGTGGGGGGAGACCGACGCAGAGAGCGTGACCCAGCGGAGCGCATCGGTCTTTCTGACGAGGGCGGACCCGGTACTGACCGTGGCCGCCATCCCCTCGCCGCTGGCGGTGCGGAAGTACGCCTTCACGGCGACCTATACGCAGGCGCAGGGGGACACGCTGAACTGGGTGCGGTGGATGCTCCGGGCAAAAAGCAGCGATACGGCGCTCTATGACAGCGGGCGCATTTACGGCACGGCGGAACTGCGGATGGAGTATGACGGCCTGTTTTCCGACACGGATTACGCTGTCCGCTGCCAGGTGCAGACGGAAAACGGCGTACAGGCGGACACCGGTTGGGTGGATTTCCGGGTGGCCTACGCTACCGCCACCCCCACCGGCGCGGTGGTGGCCTGTCCCAACTGCAAAAAGTCCGGTATCCGGGTGACATGGCCGGGGCTGTACGATGTGCAGGGCACGGCGGCAGGAGAAAACCGCATCCAAAACGGAAAGCTGGTATTGGGAGCGGATGGGACCGTGATCTGGGACAAGGTGACGGGGCAGCCGATGAACTACGCTCAGCCGTGGAGCTTGGTGTGGAGCGGGACGGTGGACGTGACCCGCGACAATCCCATCCTGACGGTGGGGCTGAATGGCGGCGCGGCCATTGTGACACTGGGGAAATCCGGCGTTTCCCTGACGGTGGACGGCGTGGAGGTCTGGAAGGACGCCCTGCGCGGCGTAACGGCGGAGGACGAATGGACGCTGGTGATCACCGGCGGACAAATCTATCTCCGGCAGGTGACGTGGGTCAACGCATTGTATCCCGCCGTGACCCTGTACCCCGGACCGGAGCTGTACCCTTCCAAGGGTACTCAGTCCGGCAACCTTTTCAGCAGCGAGGTGAAGCTGGCGGGGCGATCCATTACCTCTTTGACGCTGGGCGGCGTCCAAACCTGCGACTATCTGTGGGTGACGGGCGAGGTTCTGGAAGCCAGTGTGTTGGAACAGATTCTGAGCCAGGACGGCTGGACGCCGGGGGCGTTTTCCGGGAACACACTGTTCCAGACGGATTTCGCCGGAGGCGGCCTGCAGGCGGGGAATATGGCCTTCAGCGGAACGCTGACGGGCTTTGCCATTTACCGCTACCACGAGGGGGAAGCAACGCTGGAACCGGTGGCGCAGACGCCCCTTTCAGAGCGGGCCATTCTGGACTGCAAGGCGGTATCGCAGGAGACGTACCGCTACTATATGTTCGGGCTGGGACAGACGGCGGACGGGCAGGAGGTCATCGTGACCAACGCCCTGATCTCCGACGCGGTGACGCCCATCTTCTGGGATTGGACGGTTCTGCAATGCACCACGGACGCAGATGGGGGCTATCACCCGGCGGCGATCTTCCGGTTCAGCCTGAACGTGGCCAGCGGGGAAATCAGCAACAACAACAGCCCCGGTGTGCTGGGGAATTTTACCCGGTATCCTACGGTACAGAGTTCCCCCAGCGATTACCGCTCTGGGACGCTCTCGGCGGCCATAGGACACGTTTTGCCCAGTGGGGAGTATACGGATACCAACGAGGTGCGAAACGCCGTGTACGCCCTTTCAACCACGCAGGACACCCTGTTTCTGAAAGACAGGCGGGGAGACCTGTGGCAGATCCGGACGGGCGGGGCCATTTCCATGAGCACCATGGACGGCAGCCGACAGCAGGTGCAGACGGTGACGCTGCCGTGGGTGGAGATCGGCTCCGCAGATGGGGCGCGTATCCTGCTCACATCGGGCGACGCTTTGTTTGCATAAAAGGGAGGCGATGCAGAGATGACCAAAGCGGAACGGATGAACGATTACCGCAAGATGCTGCGCCGGCCTTTTACCAAGCTGTGCCGTCTGCGGTTTTTGCAGCCGGACGGCTCCACGGCCTTCGCACTGGACAACAACCCCACGGGGCGCTTTGCCGGGGCGTTTATCGCGGATGGGAGCCTGTCCGTGAATCTGAACAACGGCCAGCGGCGGACGGCCTCGGTGACGCTGGCAAATCTGGACGGCACGTTCGATTACAACATCAACCGGGTGTGGTTCGGGAACCGGATCGCACTGGACGAGGGTCTTGTGCTCAGCGACGGCACGGACTTTTACATCCAACAGGGGGTCTTTCTGGTGAAGGACCCGGTGGAGACGCTGGAACCGGCCAAGCGGACGGCGCAGTACGATCTGGTGGATAAATGGTCGGATCTGGACGGAACGCTTTTCGGCTATCTGGAAGGGACCTATGAAGTGAAAGCGGGGGTCAACGTATTTGACCCCATTGCAGCCCTTTTAAAGCTGGACCGGGGGAACGGAGAACCGGTGGACAATGTGGCCCCGGTATTCACGGAATACTACAACGGCAAGACTCAGCAACTGGCAAACGGCACCACGGCCAAGCTGACGGACGCGCCCTACACCCTGCGGGTGGACAGCGACAACGGAAGCTATGCGGACGTGTGCCTCGGCCTTGCGGAAATGCTGGCGGCGTGGATCGGGTACGATGCCTCCGGCGCACTGCGGATCGACCCCTCTCAGGATGACATTCTGGACAGCGACAAGCCGCTGGCGTGGCAATTCTCACAAAGCGAGGCGGAGCTGCTGGGGACGGAGTACACGGAAAAGAACACGGAAGTGTACAACGATTTTATCGTCATTGGGGAAGCGGTGAACAACAGCCCGCAGGTGGCGGCACGGGCGCAGAACCTTGACCCGGCCAGCAGCACGAATGTAAGCCGGATCGGGCGCAAAACCGTGCGCTACCGGGCGGCGGGCTATTCCACGAAACGGCAGTGCGAGGACTTGGCTGTATGGAAACTGAAACGGTCCGCGGCACTGCAAAAGTCCGTCTCGGTTTCTTGCAGCCAGATCATGCACCTGAACGAAAATGAACTCATTTCTATCGTGCGGAGCGACAAGCCGGGGTCTCCGGTGGAGCGGCATCTGGTGCAGGGGTTCACAAGGCCCCTGACATGGAGCGGCCCCATGCAGATTTCCGCCGTGTCGGTACAGGATTTCCCCACGGCCACCGTGACGGGGTGGCCCACCTGAACGGTGAAGCAGCCCAAAAGGGCACCGGATCAAAAGGAGGAACTTTTATGAAGAAGAATCGTTGCAGAAAAACGGCCCTTTCTTTTCCTGAGAGGGGGCGGATGTAATGGCATATTCCAAAACCGTATGGGCCAACGGTCAGGCCCCAGCGCTGGACGCAGCGCATCTGAACAAGATCGAAAATGAACTGGAAGCCCTTGACCAGCGCCCTATTGGGGGCGGGGGGACCACCTACACCGCCACCATCGGGACTGCATGGACGGAGGACAGCAACACCGGGGTCAAGACCCAGAGCGTGGCGATTCCCGGCGTGAAGGCATCCAACACGGCCACGGTGGACCATGCTTACACCGGCAACGGGACGTCTGACGATTATGCGGCTTTTGTGGAGGCAGAAAACCAGTACCTGACCTATATCACCAATGGCTACGCAGAGACCTATGACGGCGGTATCAAGTTTACCATCTTCGGGGACGCCAACACGGTTGCGATCCCCATTGTGGCGGAGGTGAGCTGATGGGCCATGTAACGGTGGTTGGCGGGTGCAGAGCGAAAGCCCCGTCAACCGGTATCTTGGCAAGTGCTTTGCCGGTGGGGTCTACGGTCAAACTGATGGAGGGTGGCTCAGCGGTTGAATATCTGGTGGTGAATCAGGGCATCCCCAGCAATTCCAGTCTGTATGACGCAAGCTGTGACGGAACGTGGCTGCTAAGGAAAGATATACGTGAGTTACTTGCATATAACAGTTCCGAAAACAATAGCTACAAAGAATCTGCAGCCCACAATTACATCAACGATACATTTTTAAACCTGTTTGGAGGAATGGAACAGACTGTTATTAAGCAGGTTAAAATCCCCTATGTGAATGGGACTGGCGGCGCGGGAATTGCTTCCGGTGCATCTGGACTGTCTGCAAAAGCCTTTCTACTATCCGGTTATGAGATTGGGATTGGGGGAGCAGATTATTTGCCAAGAGATGGCGCAAAATTGGACTACTTTGATCAGATTGCTGGTGCAGACCCAAAACGCATTGCATACCTAAACGGTTCGGCATCTTTTTGGTGGCTTCGCTCTCCATACACATACAGAGCAAGCACAACTAACGTGTGGTACGTTTACAATAATGGTAGCTGCAATACTATCAGATCAACTTACCAGTATGGCGTCCGCCCTGCCCTCATTCTCTACAGCAATGCACTATTTGACGCATCCACATTGATTCTAAAGGGGGTGGCGTAATGGGACATTGTTTGTTCATGCGGAAGGGCAGCATCCACAAAAAGCCGTCTTTGCTGCCATCTGGCTACACAGAACTGGCGTATATCCAAAGTAGCGGAACGCAGTACATTGATTCAGGCTTAAAACCAAACCAAAATATGCGTGTTGTTGTGAAGTTATCTACGTCAGAAACCGGCAGCTATACGATCTTCGGGGCAGATCTTAGCTGGACTGATGATGGCTTTGCGCTTGGCGTTGGGTTTACCCATTATGGAAAAGAAACCGGAACAATTTCCGGGTTGAATAACGAATCTCCGCATGAGGTTGATTTTAACAAAAACATTATCTCTGTGGATGGATCAACTGTTCTGACTATGGGGGCTTCGACATTTTCTATTCCATACAATTTGGTTCTGTTTGCAAATAACCGCGCCGGGGGGATTCAGGAAAAAACAACGATGGCGCTCTATTATTGCAGGATTTTTGATGGAGATACCCTCCTGCGCGACTATATCCCCTGCATCAACGCATCCGGAGCTGTGGGGCTGTACGACTTTGTTGGCAGGCAGTTCTACGGCAACGCCGGGACAGGGGCCTTTACAGGAAGCAAGGTGGCATAATGGGCAAGGTGATTATGAGCGGCATTGTGCCGACGCTGAAAGCGCCGGTGACGTATAACGCAAATTTCGCGGATAACGATTGGGCTACGATCATTAAAGCCTGCCACAAGAACCAAGTGCCGGAGACGTGGGTAGTTGGGAACCAGAAAGCCATGACGATTAACGGGGCAGATTACGTTATCGACATTATCGGCAAGAATCATGACGATTATGCTGATGGCTCCGGGAAAGCTCCCCTGACCTTCCAGCTGCATGACTGCTACGCGGACAGAAAGATGATGAACGGTGGCAACACCAACAGCGGCGGCTGGACGAGCTGTGACATGCGGCAGACGCACCTGCCCGCCATTCTGGCGCTGATGCCAACGGAGGTACAGAACGGCATCCAAGAGGTGAATAAGCTAACCTCGGAGGGTTACCGGAGCACCACCATCAGCACCACGGCGGACAAGCTATTCCTGCTGAGCGAGATCGAGATTTTTGGTAACATCACCTATTCTGCAAGCGGCGAGGGCACACAATACGCCTACTATAAGGCAGGCAACAGCAAGGTGAAGAATTACAACGGTAGCGCGAACCGCTGGTGGCAGCGCTCTCCATACATTGGCAACTACACGAGTTTCTGCGCGGTCAGCAACAGCGGCCTCGCCGACTACATCAGTGCGAATGATGTGTATTGCATATCTTTTGCCTTCTGCTTTTAAGTGTCACAAAACAACTCCACCGGATCAATTCCGGGGGAGTTGTTTTCGGTGCCGCCACATTTCCCGTTTTTTCGACACGCCCTCTGTGGTACACTGACCGCAGAAGGGAGGGGAGACCATGGAGCAGCTGAAACCGGAATATCTCTGTCTGTTTCACGCCATTACGGAAGCCATTGAGGAACTGGAACGCCTAAAAGCGGACCTGATGGCGGCGCAGCGCAGGGCGGAGGCCCTTTACATGGAGCGCACGGACTAACCGTGCGCTCTTTTTATAGTTGTGCGGTCTTATGCAGACAAAAAAACACACGCTCGTGCGATCAAAACGCATGAGCGTGTGTTTTGGGTTCAGGGTGGGCGTGGGGAAATCAGGCGTAAAAGGCGGTGAGCTTGTCGGCGCTGCGCTTGGCTTGTAAGTCCCGTTCGGCAAAGACCTTCTTGGCGCTTTTCCGCCCGGAACGGTCCATGAGCCGCCCGGAATAACGCTGGGTGGTGATGGGACTGGCATGGCCCAATTTGGCTTGCAGTTCATTTTCGGGCATACCAGAATTGAGGTCCAAACGGGAACCGACGTGGCGGAGATCGTGGCTGCGGATGTCCGGAACGCCGGTGACGGAGCGGACGTGACGCTCCACCAGCTCCGAAAGCCACTGTTTTGTGCCGGCCTTCCATTCCCCGGAACGGAGGGTGCCGAACAGAGGGGCGGTATCCGGGAGATCGTCCGGGCGGATGCCGCTGGCGAAATAATGGCGGAGGGCCACCACGGCGATGTCTGGCAGGTCCACCACCCGGAATTTATCGCCCTTGCCGTGTTCCACGCGGAGGGCGGCGTCCTCCAAGTCGATGTCCGCCGGGGTCAAGGCCCGCAGTTCGGCGTTGCGCAGTTCGGTGGTCAGCAGCAGGATCACGATGGCGTAATTACGGGGCCAGTTCTCCGGGTGGGTTGTGCGGACGGGGGAATCCCGCCAGAGCTTGCAGACCTGCTCATCGGTGAGCAGCACGTCATAGGGGCGCTTTCCCAATTTGCGGAGGGAGGGCATCAGGTAAAGGGAAACGGGGTTTTGCTCATAAAAGCGATCCTCGCCCAATTCCGGGGAGCTGGCGTAGGTGAAGAAGGAACGGAGTACCACCAGATGATACCGGACGGAGACAGGGGAGAGGCCCCGGTCAAAGAGGTGATCCCGGTAGGCTTGCATGGTGGTGAAGGTGGGTTCCTCGGTGGAAAGGCCGCTTTCCACGAGGAAGGAATAAAAACTGTTTGTGACGGCGGCGTAGGCGGTGACGGTGCGCTCCGCCGCACCGCTGGCCTGCACGTTGCGGAGCCAGCTATCTAAGGCCGACATGACCCGGCGCTCCTGCGCAGAGGTTCTTCCCATAAAATCAGTCCTTTCCAGTTAAACAGGCGGGTATCAGGGGGTAGGGGTCAGGCGGCGGAGCTTTTCCACGGCGCTGACGATCAGAGGAACGGCGCCCAGAACATCATCTACGGTGACGGTATAAGGGAGAGTGAAACGGACGGCGGAGCGGGCGCGGTTGGCGGGGTAGCCCATGGCCCGGAGGACATAGCTGCCGTCAGCCTCCCCGCTGGTGCAGGCGGAGCCGGAGGAAGCGTACACGCCCTCCGCAGACAGGGCCATGACAAGGGCCTGAGATTCCACGCCAAGGAAGGAGAGGTTGGCGTTGCCGGGGAGCCGGAGGAGCACGTCACCGGGGGTATAGGGGCCGTTGACATAGGTATCCGGGACGAACCTAAACAGATTGGTAATGAGCAGATCCCGGCAACGGGCGATCCGCTTCATGTCTGATACCATATTGCCCATGCGGTCATGGAGGGCCGCTGCCATCGCACAGGCGAGGGCCACGCTTTCAGTGCCGCCGCGCTTGCCCCATTCCTGACCGCCGCCGCGGATCATGGAAATCAGGGGCGTGTCTTTCTTGACGATCAGACAGCCGATGCCGGAGATGCCGCCGAACTTGTGTGCGCCAAAGGCCAGATAGTCCACGCCAAGGGCCTTGAAGTCCACGGGAATCTGGCCCACAGCCGCGGTCGCGTCACAGGCGAACAAAGCGTTGGGGGCGTTGCGCCGCATGGATAGAATGTCATAAATCTCGCCGGTCTCATTGTTGGCCATCATGTGGGTGAAGCCGGTGCGGTCCGTGCGGTGGGGATGATCCACGGGGGGATATTCCAGAACGGCGTGGTGCTCGTAACGGCGGGGGTAGGTCAGCTTGCCGGTGTAGGCGCTCAGGCTTTCCATCATCCAGTTACAGGCTTCCGTTGCTCCGCTGGTGAAGTAAACTTCCTCCGGGAGACAATTCAAGTCCTGGGCGATGGAAGCGCGGGCTTCCTCCAAGGCGATCTTTGCGGCAACGCCGCAGGCGTGAAGGGCGCTGGGGTTGCCGAGGGGCAGGGCACGGGTGAACGCCTTGACTGCGGCAGGGGAGGGCGGTTCGTGGGCCGCCGCGTCAAAATAGTAACTCTTGAGCATTGGGGATTCCTCCTTGATCTTTACAGTATTCTATCTTTATTGTACCAGCCGCTGACAAGGGGCTTTTTGACAGAATACTTGACTTTTCACAAGGCCCGCGCCATAATGAATTTGGCGAGTCCCTGCGGATATTTGCCGTTTTCCTCATGCTGTCCGTCCGGCAAGATAGAGCAGCATGGGGAATTTTTATATCGGTTTGGCGGTCGCCAGCAGGGTGATCCCGCGCTCAATGGCTTCCGTTTTCGTGACATTCTGCTCCCGGCAGTAGGCTTCTAAAATCTGCTGGCTGCGGTCATTGATACGGATGCTGATTTTGTGAGGGCGGGGGTTGTCTGTGGGACGGCCCAGCTTTGCGGCAGACATGGGGACGATCACCTCCTATTTTGTCTGGCATAAGTATCATAGCATTTTGTCTGGCAAAAGTCAAGGGGGCGGCAAAGAAAAGGCCGCCCGGAAGGGCGGTCTTTTTCAATCGTTATCCGATAATGGCGTTCCCGTTTTTAAAGCCTTTTTCGGTGGCGGTATAGGTGACAACAAAATCACTGCGGATCATGGCTCCATAGGAGTTTTCCGCATCCACCCAGCCTGTGACCATATACTCACCGTTTCCCAAATGGGTCACGGTGGCATCCGATAGCTTGCAGAATTTTGCGGTGGACGGGGCTTTCAGGTAGTCCTCTACGATCAGCGTCGCGCAGTAAAATGCGTCCTCGTCGGAATGGCGGGCGGTATTTGTGGTTGAGGAACTGCCGGAGGATGAGGATGAGGACGAGGACGGGGTGCGTTTTGAGGAATGCCCGCTGGTCTGCGTGGTGGGAGCGGCGGGGCTTTCAGCGGGTGGCGGCTGCATTTTGGCCACCACAAAAACGCCGATGAGACAAAGTGTAACGAGGCACATCGCAACAGCAAATCTGTGCTGAACGCTTTCGTCCTCTTTTGCCTGTTCCTCCGGGTTTACTGCAGGAGCCTCCGGCATCGGCGGTTTGGCGGCGGGGGCCGATGCTTCCGGGGCGGGGGCAGAACGCTGCTCCGTTTCCTTCACCGGCGGGTTTTCCGGTGCTTTTGCGGATTCGTCAAGGATGATGGAGACAGGGCAGCCGCAATGAGGGCAGCGGTCCGCCTTGTCGCTGACCATGTTGCCACATTCGGTGCATTTTATCAGTGCCATATCAAAAACCTCCCAAATTCCTGATGGTTTGACCATATCGCATTTTGCGGGAGAAGTCAAGCGCCTGTGAAAAAGCCGCCCACCACGGGCGGCTTTGCTTTTTAACTTGCTTACAACTTGCTTAAATCTTGCTTAGAACTTGCTTAGAGGTTGCAAGGTGTTTGCTTAAAGGTTCTGGAAAGTGGCGTCGAACATCACAACGCCGTTGGATAGGTCGGAGTAGGGGATGCCCACCCAGACGGCCTGTCCGACGGTGAGACCGGAGAGGGACGAAGCGTAAGGCAGGTTTAGCACGGTATCGTCAAAGGGAAGCTGGACGGCCACGGTGCCGCCGCTGGGGGCCGCTTTCACGGTTGCCTTTTCCAGACGGAGACAGGAGCGGGTGGCGTCCGCCACCTTGGGTCGAAAGTAGTTATTCCAGAAGTTATCGGCCAGCGCTTTCATTTCTGCGTTTTGATTACTCATGCAGTGCACCTCGTTATTCCGCGCCGGTCAGACGGGCCTCCACCAGCTCCATGCCCCGGCTTTCCAGATAGGAGATCAGGAGCAATCGGGCGGCTTCCTCGCTTTCGGCGTCAACGGTATGATCGAACATCCGCAGCTCTCCCGCCTTGGTCTCGGCGGTGACGCTGAAGGCGAAGTCCCGGCGGGTGACATTGGTTTTCAGGTTCATGTGGTTTCCTCCGTGATCCAGATTTCAGAGACGGTAAAGGTGAAGCAGATGCCCCGGTCCGTCTTGTCCGTCTGCACGGTGTCGCACTGGCAGAACAGGAAGGAGAGGGCCTGCCGGATGGTGGAATTAAGGACCACAAGGGGAGTGGGAAATTCCAGCGCAACGGAGGCGTTCTCCCGGTTCTCATGAGGCGGCTGGTCCAGCAAGCGGACCTGGGGGACCAGACGGTCGATCTTCCCGGCGGCCTCCCGCAGGGCGTTGTATCGGTTCATGGCGGTGGGGTTTATGATCTTCATTGTAAAATTCTCCTTTACCTTTAGGCGTGTAATTCCTTTTTACAGAAAAATTATAGGCGCTTTTGCATGGAATGTCGAGTTAAAAAAGGGGGAACCTTTTCCAAAACGGAAACCGTTCCCCCTTTTTCGGTATGAGTATGGTCTTGATTAAAATTCTTGCGCTGACGGCCCCACAAGCGGCCTAAGAGATAAGAGAGAGGCGAGGGGCTAAAACTTCCCCACGAAACTCAAGGGGCGCTTACAGGGCTTCTGTGGGCGATTTACGAAATGGGGGTATCAGCCGTTCAGGGCGTCCTTCAGGGGCTTTGCAGGGCGGAACACCGCAACCGTCTTGGCGGGAAATTCCTTTTCCTCGCCGGTGCGGGGGTCTTTCCCCACCCGTGCTTCCCGGTGCTTCACGGCGAACTTGCCGAAGCCGGGGACTTTGACCTCGCTGCCGTTGAGCAGGGATTCCTCGATGACAGTGAACACGGCATCCATCAGGATGGCGGTATCGTGCTTGGTGTGGCCGGAACGCTCCGCCACGGCGGCGATCAGTTCAGTCTTGTTCATGGGACATCCTCCTTTCCTAAAATTTCAATGGCAGGGATGGCTGGATTCGGACCAGCGCATGAGGGAGTCAAAGTCCCTTGCCTTACCGCTTGGCTACACCCCTATGTTTGTCTGTCTTTCCAGACTGTCACCGCTGCGTGTCGGCTGCCTGCGGTTGGCCCCCATAGGTACACGTTTCTGTTGCCCTGCTGCGCCCATCTCCGGGCAACCCGTTTGTGATTGTACTTCTCACGGCGCTGGATGTGGTGCAGACGGCAGGACTTGAACCTGCATCGTTCCCCACTTCGGGGGTGCTCTAACCTACTGAGCTACGTCTGCAAATGTCCCCTCTGGGACACTTCGTCAGGGAACCCTGGACGAGAGGTGCGAGGGGTCCTATGCCCAACCGGAATTGCACCGGGGCGTCAAGGGCAAGTACCAGTTGCCGGAGACGAGCTGCTTTTGCAGGCCGCAGCTTATATTTTTGGGGAGCACTGGCAGAGACGCATCACCCGAAACGTTCCCCGCCATGGTGCAGACGGTTGGAGATGCCCCCAACTCCCCGCGTGATCGGCCGCGGCTTGGACGTCTGCGTATAGATGCCGGTCTTTCCCGGCGGTCATGTCGCTCAGATTCTCCGAGAATACCGTCCCGATAGCGGCTGTATCAACCCGCCGACTCCACTGCCAGATATGGAGGTTTCATGCCCACTACGGTTTATAGAGTAACCACCTCTTATGTGGGAGGGCATGGTGCAGACGGCCGGAGAGGTCCCCGGCTCCCGGGTGGAAAGGACAAAAAGCACCGGTTGGACATCTGCATAGACCCGCCTTGTTTGCGCCATGGCGGGTGATGTGGCGGCCCGTCTTTCCGGGCTGTCATACACATTCAGGAGGCTTTGCGATCCATGCAGGGCGCTGCTCGTGCACCCTTGGAGCGGATAATGAGAATCGAACCCACCTTCGCGGCTTGGGAAGCCGCCGTTCTGCCGATGAACTATATCCGCGTTGCGCCCTGCCGGAATCACACCGGGGCACCGCTCCGAGAACGGCGAGCGTGTACTTACGGGCCACGCTTGGAAGGTAGGAGATAACTACGTGCGGCATCCGCGCCGCTGGTGAGCGAAACCGGAGTTGAACCGGGAGAACAGAGGACAAGCCAAAAACCCTGTTCGCGCAGGGTGTGAGTCTGCGCCGTGTCCGCACGATTTTCGCCCATGCTGTTTGGAGTTTGGCGGCTGCCGTTGGGTAGGCCGGCAGCCGCCGTGCGTGAGGGAAGATAGAAAGATGGAAAGCAAGGGCGGCGTCTATCTCGCCCTTGATTTTATTATACGATACCCCTCCAAGGGGGTTTTTGACATTTTAGGATTCCGGGGTCAAAAGAATGTAAAGGGTGGAGTTAAAAGGCAGCATCGCCGGGTAGGCTGGGACAAAAACTTTATCCACAGTGCGGTTGACATAAGAATCTGGGATTCCACAAAACTTGCCGAGCCAAGATTGGCACATAGACTGGACACCTGTATATTCATACAGGATCACCTGCTGCTCCGGTTGAATGAGGTTCGCAAGGATAAAAGATTGCAGACTGAACTTTTCAGACTTTGCGCTTGCGGCGACTTCTTCCGTGTGCTTCAGCTCCATCGAAAGCCGTTCGCTTTTGTCAAAAAGATGCCTGATGGTTGTTGACGCCTCCGTGCAGACGATAGACTCACGGAAATCATGCGACTCTTCGGCAAGCGAAACAAGATCGTCAATCAATGCGTTGTACTTCATGGCTTTATAATTCATGGGACGGTTCCTTCCTGCGCCGCTGTTCAGGCGGCGGCTTCGGCGGGCTTGCGGCAGGGGCAGAGGATGCCCTCGCCGTCAGCGGACCGGAAATAGATGGGGGTGATATAGGGCTTCTGTTCAGAGGCGAACGCCTCGCCATCGGGGAAAAGCTGAAGGAAGTCGATCAGATAGTTTGGGTTGACTCTGGGGAGACCGGGGCCGAAATCGTAATAAGGGGAGAAGGTTTCGCCCCTGCGGTGGCGCTTGGCGGCCCATTCCGCGCGGTCCGTTTTGATTTGCGCCCGAACCTCCGCCACAGTGGGAAGAGTGAGGCGCAGGGTGTTCTTGCGGATGGGGGCGATGAACTGCGCCAGGTTGAACCGGGAACCGTCTGCGCTGAGTTCCGGCGCGGCGGTCAGCTCCATGGGGCTGTTCAGGCGGAAGCCGCGGTGCCCGTCGCAGACGCACTGCTTGCCTTCCTCGTCAATCCAGAAGCCCTGTTCATTGGGGCGTTGGCTGTTCATGCGCACGGCTGCGTCGCAGATGCGGCTGGCAGCTTCCTCCACCAACGTGCGGCGGAGATCCTGTTCTAAAAAATACAGCTGGGGGATGGGACCGACGGCGCTTTTCCATTCATAGGGGTTTTTGCTGACGGCGGTATAAATGGCGGCTCCGTCCTCGTCCAGTCCGTGGACGAGCTGCAAAACGCAGGTGAGGGACTGTTCAGTGTTCATCATGGGGTGTACCTCCTATTGCACGAAGGGCTTTTTTGCTCAGCCTGAGAATGAAATAATCGGATCTGCGGAAATTGTAAAAGTTTTCAGGGTCAGCGACCGTTTCAGGGAAAAGGTCGCACAGAAGGGCATTCTCGATCAGTTGATCGGCATACGGATTTTCACCGTACCAATATCCACGGTCAAGCAAGCCTCCGGTTATTTGGCAGTTGACTGCGGCTTTCTTGACTTCGGCGATTTTTTCAAAATAAGTCATTTTTTCACGGGCTTCCTTCTTTGCGGCAACCATGACCTCGCGGGCTACGTCTGCGTAGCACTCGCGGTAAAGGTCAACGCCGTATTTGTCGCGGATGGCGTCGAGCTTGTCCACGTCGAAAAGTTCGGTAAACGATTCGTACTTGTGCGGGGTGGGGAGGCGCGCGGCGCTGATCTCGTTTCTGCACTCCCAATATCCGGCGGTTTTCATGGTTGCGCTCCTTTCAACAGCAGGTCCAGAGGTTGATGCACTGGATCATTTCGGCGTAGGTCTTTGCGGTTAAAATTCTTTCGCGGTTACGGGCGATATATCCCGATCCAATCAGGTATACGCCAAAGCCGCGGTAATTTTCGAGAAAGTACATGGCATTCTCCTTCCTGTGCGGCTGTTCAGGCGTATAGGATCTTCGAGGTGCCGGGGACGCGGCACTGGATTGAACAATCCGGGGCGTTCTTTTTGTTCAGGTCGATCCATGACTTAACGGCTGGGAGAAGATCGTCATTGTAGACGGGCGCATAAACGAGGCGATTAAACAGTTCGCCGGTGTTCAGGCTCATGGGCTTATGCTGTTTGTCCCTGGGGCCTTTGAAGTAAACCATAAACATGGGGTTGTCCTTTCTGCCCTCGTGGGCTTTAGGCGGGGCTGTGCTGGTCGGCAATCATTGAAAAACATATCCGATGCCAGTTGAGAATTTTCTACTGGACTGCCCCCACTTGAATTGATACAAAGAACTGTCACCGTTCAGATTCCAATTAAGTGTTTCTTTCATATCCGATACGCTGAGAAATTGCGAAATTCCGCGTTCTTTGATTTGCTCACTGCTCCAATAATCACCTGTCCTATTATCGAAAACAGAAATTGTATTGATAAGCCCGGAACAACGGTCACTCTCAACCGTTACAACGAGCTTTGCTTTGTGTAAAATTTTCCTCCTCATGGGGTTGTCCTTTCATGCCCTCGTGACCTCCGGGGCTGGGCTGTTCAGTTCTTAATTTCATTGTAGCAGGGTGGGCCAAGGGGGTTTTTGCCGCTGTTCAGGCAAGGCGGAGGACCTGACGGGCGGCGCGTTCGGCGTTGTCGGTGAGCTGGCGCTGCCATGCCTGATTTTTCGGAGACCAGCGGAAGCCGTTCTGCTTCAGTGCGGCGCGGGTGTCGGCGTCTGGGATGGCGTCAAAGAGGATTTGGAGTCTGTTCAGGTCGATATTGCGGACGATCTGACCGCCGTCAAAGGCGGTGCCGGTCTGAGGCTCGGCGGCCTGCTGTTCTCTGCGGTCAAGCTCCGCGAGGCGCTGTTCTGTCCGCTCGATCTTGCCCCGGATGCTGGACAGCTCGTAAGCGGGGAAGGGGGAACCGTACAGGGAGATGGGGGAACCGTCACCGGAGGCGAACACGCCGGGACGGGTCAGCCATGCGCGGTTTTTCTCGCTGAGACCGGGGCAGCCTTCCAGCGTTTTGTGCTTGCGGTAATAGGCATTGGCGGTTTTGGCGTCCTCCAACATCTGGCGTTGGCTGTTCAGGCGCTCGGTAAGCATTTCGCGGGCGTGGGGGTCGGCAAGGTCTACCGGGCCAGTGCCGACGCTGCGGATCTTGTCCAGAATCGCCTCGATCTGCCTGTATTCCTCCCACAGGGAGTCCTCGCGGGACATTTGGCGGTTGTGCTTTTTCATGTTGTAGTTGCCCGCCCCGGCGATAAACTGGCTGGGATAGCTGGCCTGGTTGCGGTTGTAATCGTTCGTCCACTGGGCAAGGCGGCGGGCGTAGCTGTTCAGCAGGGCGTCCAGCTTGTCATGGTAAAAAGCGCTGACGCGGGCCTTCTGCTGTTCTACCATCTGGGCGGCTTTGTTCACGGAATTTCGATAGCTGGCCGTGGCGCTGCCGGGTTTGTAGTCGCCCATGTGGATGCAATAGTGGGCGTTGCGGGCGGTTTCCTCGTCGATGGAACCATAAGGCGGGACCGTTTCAGGCCGATTTTCCGGGGTGGGCTGTTCTGCCTGTTCTGCCGGTTCCGGGGTGATGGCCTCCGGCTGTTCTGCGGGCGCTTCTGCGCCTGCGCCGGTGGCGGCGGGCTGCTGTTCGGGCTGTTCGGTGGCGGCGGTGGGCTGTTCGGTGGCGACGGTGGGCTGTTCAGCCCGGAGACCGTCAGCAACGGAGCGGTAAAAGGCTTGCGTTTCTTTCGTGTCCTTGACGGTCTGGCAGTCCTCGCCAAAGTCCCATGTATAGCGCTTGATCGTTGCGTCCAGGCTGTCCGCCTCGCTTGCAAAATAGGCGGCAATGTGTTCCGTGTGGGGGAAGGTCTTGATTTCGATTTCCGCGTGCTCCCGGTTCCACTCGTTGGCGGCGGCCCGCTTGTCCCGGCTGTTCACAAAGGCGGAAATGGGCCAGAAGCAAATGTTATCCTTTGCGGTGCTGAGTTCGCCGTTGCGCTTGATACGGCGGAGGCAGTGATCCCGGCCGCTCCAATTCGGATCGCCGGGGGTGTGCTCGACGAAGTAAAGGCCGTTGTCATTCTTGAAGTATGCGCCGGTGATCTCCACCACGTCGCCGGTTTTCATGGTGCGGTTGTTCTTGTCAGTCATGGTAAAATCCTCCTGAAATGTGTTTTGAATGTGTAGATTTTGGCTTTCTGGGGTGCCGTCGCTTTTATCGGTGCGGCGGCTCCAAGGTGTCCGGGTGCTGCTGTTCAGGCGTAGCGCTGGCCGTTGGCGCCGGTCTGGTAGCTTTTGAAGATCATAACCGGATCCTTCAGCAGTGCGGCGGCGTCCTCAATATAGGAAGCGGAAAAGCAGCCGTATTTACTGCGGGTGATCTTGATTTTCTCGTCCTCCTTCAGGGTTTCGTGGGTTGCCTGTTCTGGGAGATCCTGCCAGCCGTTGAAGATCAGCAGGGAGGAAGAACCAAGAAACAGCCGGCCGCGGGTGGTGCGCTTACGGTATGGGGTGTAGGTCAGGCGCACAACGTCGGCGTGCTGGGCGTAGGTGGTGAGGGCGCAGCCGTGAAAGGTGATTTTCTCCGCGATGGGGAAACCGAACTCAGAGAGATACACAAGGGTATATTTCCGGCCCGGAACCAGTCCGGCGGCGTCCACGGCCTTTTGGAGGGGTTCGGCGTACTGCTGGATCATGGAATGGAACGCGGCCAGCGCGGCGGCCTCCGTTTTAACGGTGGTGCTGTTCAGCTCGTCGCCGTTCTCGATGAGGGCGGCCACCTCGATTTGACCGCCCAGGGGCCGCAGGTCCGCGGCGTTGATGATGACTTTCCGGCGGAGGGTGTAGCCGCCGCCGATCTCGGCATGGTAAAGACTGTTAAACATGGGTAATCCTCCTTTCAGTTGGTGGTGATTTTGGCGGGCTTGCAGTCGAAAAACGCCCAGCGCAGGACTTTAAGCAAAAGCGCGGCGGGGAAATCTTCAGCGGCCCAGCGTTCCAGCGCCTTATAAAGGCCCTCCGCGCCATCAGCGGCGCGGATATAGGTTTTTTTCAGGGAATACACAAACCCAGAGTCCGGGACGATTTTAACGGTTTTCTGTTCGCCGTTCCGGGTGACGGTCAGCAGGTCCGCGGCGGTGATCTCGACGGCCCAGCGGGCCACCGGTTCAACCTTGCGGGCTTCCATATTGAAAACAGTTTCGGTGTAGGTGATCATTTGGCGATCCTCCTTGATTTTGATTTAGCGGCGGGCCTCGATGAGATCCACCACGCGGAACATCAGGCGGGCAAAAGTGCCAGCGCCCAGAACGAGGATAAAAAGGGGAAAGCTCATGATTGCGGCCTCCTGTCGGTTTCGTTTGGTTCTCTTTATGTTTATAGTATAAACGATAGCGTTTATAATGTCAATAGGTAAATTTAAATTTTAACGTTTATTTTTAAAAAAACATGGTTGACAATGCAAACGGGAACGTTTATATTAAAAGTGAAAAGAGGTGATATTGTGCCGACGTCGGAGCAGATCAAGATTTTATGCGTAAAGCTGGGGATCAGCGTTTCAGAGTTGGCGAGGCGCTGCGGGAGCAGCCCGCAGGCGTTTTCACAAAAAATGAAGCGGGAGGGGTTCACACCTGCAGACCTGAAGGACGTTGCCGCGGCTGTTGGCTGCGGGTTTGAAAGCGCGTTTATTTTGCCAAATGGCGAGCGCGTGACGGATTGAAAGGTGCTGTATGTCTTTTTTTGTAAGCCGTAGAAAATGGGCGCAGACCGTAAAAAAGCGTGATGGATACCGTTGCATTTATTGCGGGGCACGTGAAAAAATTGAGGCTCACCACATTAAACAGCGGGCCGAATATTTGGAGGGTGCGCTTGATATAGAAAACGGTGTTACTCTTTGCCACAGGTGCCACTACACCGCACACGGCGGAGACTATACCACAAATCACTTTACCCGCTACGGAACCGACCGGGGCTTTTCCTGTTCCCCGGAAGGGATGAACAACTATATCTTGAAATATGTTGAAAATGTAAAAGGGTATATTCCAACTTTAGACACTTGCAAAACAGAGGAAACCGCACAGGCGAAAAAAACAGCCCAGGCGCAGAAGAACGCCAATAAAAAATGGGATGCGGAAAATTTAGATCGGATGTCGGTTGCATTGCCTAAAGGCGCAAAGGATACGATCAAGACCCACGCCGCCGCCATGGGGGAAAGTGTAAACGCATTTTTCAACCGGGCAGCGCTGGAACAGATCAAGCGAGATCGTGGCAGCGAAAAAACAGAAGCAGCCACAGAAACAGAATAAAAAAGCAGCGGCCCGGAGTTTTTCCGGGTCGCTGTTCTGCGTTTTGGGGGTCAGGCGTTGGCTTGATATTTTGCGAGTGCATCCGAAATAGCACGATTTACAAAAGAGTTTGCCGTTTCTCCCAGGGAGGCGGCGCAAGTCTTTATAACGGCTTTTTGCCCTTTCGGTAAAACAAGATCCATTCTGTCATAAGTCTTTTTTACATACTTGCGAACGGCGGCTTGCTGGGCCTTTGTGGTTTTGGTTTTCCGGGCTATATAATCGTTGATGTTTTCGGCGGTTCCGTCGTCCATAGCTTCCGCAGCGGCAAGGCTGGCCGCAGCTCCCCGGGTGAGATTTTCGGCGGGCTGGGCGTCAATTTCTGCCAGTCGTGCGCGTAATGCTTCGTTCATGTTATATGCTCCTTTCAATGCCTCAATACGATTGTTTATGCTGCTTTTTCTGCTTCTTTATTCGGCTTCTGGTTCTGTTTTAGTATATGTCTCCGCGTGTATTGATCTCTTTTACAGTAACGGTTTCTTTGTCCGTGTCAATCTGAAAAATTGCCCGGTAATGATAGATTTTCAACCGGTACATGCGAGAGCCAGCACCCCGCAAGGGGACAATATCGCCGGAAAGGGTTGATAATCCGGCCACCGCCGCCGCTACCCGGCCCCGTTCAGGCTCCGGCAGCTTGTCTAAATATTTTTGCGGCTGCTTCTTGATGATAACCGTTAGTCCGTCCACGTTTCCGCCTCCTTTACTGTCTATATTTTACCACCCTATATATAATTCTGTAAATATACAATTTGCACAGTATAATTACAGAATTATTGGCTATTTTGAACCTTGATATAATTACAGAATTATATATAATAGGATCATAAAGAACAGCACAACACCACCAACCACGAACAGATTTTAGGAGGAACACAAAATGAAAAAGAGCTTTTTCGACACGATCCCCGGCGTCGTCCGCCTGGACTCCCGCGTGGCTATCTACGTGCCCAGCACCACCGACACCGACCACCCCACCGACAACCGGCAGCAGGTGGAGGAAGTCGCCGCGAAGCTATCCGCCATGTTTGGCGGGGCCACCGCCACCGAGGCCCGCGGCTACTGGGTGAGCCAGTCGGCCGGACTCGTGGGCGAGGCCGTCACCATCGTTTACAGCAACGCGGCAGCCGAGGACATCGAGCGCCACGGCGCCGAGATTGTCGCTATTTGCCAGAAGATCAAACGCGAGATGAAACAAGAGGCCGTCAGTCTTGAGATCAACGGCGAACTGTTTTTAACCTAATGTCACCCGCCACCACCAGCCCACCGGGAACCGCCCCGGCGGGCTTTCTTTTGCCCCTCTGAGCAATACCGCCCAGCACCGCACCGCAGACCCACGCCGCGCAGCCGCTTGCATCCTACGCCGCCCCAGGCGGCTATTTTTAACCCCTATGCGCGCGGGCGCGTTTATTGCGGGCGCGGTCTATTATAGTACCCTAAAACGCACCCCCGGAAAACCCCGGACGCTTTACCCCAATGAAGAAAGGCGCGGAGCACTCCCGCAGGCCCGGAAGCAATGGACAAGGGAAAAAGGGGAAGGGGTGGAGGAGTCACCGCCGGGGGCCTGTTCCGGCTGATTGCATCGGATCGGCCACCACGGCCACCGCTGACCATGCCAGACCGGGAACCGTCAGCGGACCAGCCGCCGACCATCGGAGGACGGCCACCACCACCGGCACCGAGGGCCAGAGAACCGACCGCGGCCCCGGCTCCCGCCGCTTTTCGTCAGGTTGCACAAGTGCGGCATAGGCTGTTGTTGCATTTACCACCAAAAAAGGCGGTAACTGTTGCCATAATTGCTTATTATGGCAACAGTTTAGGCATTTGCAACAGGTTTTTACCCTCTCCGAGACCCGCCCAGCGGCCCCGCCTCCGCTCCAATGGCACCGGCTGACCAGCTGACCAGCTGACCACGGCCCCGGCTGGGTGGGGGGTGGTTTACAGACCTGGCCACCGGATCGGCGCAGAATCTCTCCACAACTCTTCCCCCTCCACTCACGTTCTTTTTTTCCCCACGTTCTCATCCCCGTCACCCTTTCCTCCCTCTTTAAGGGGGGGTAGTTTAGAAAACCGGGGGCAAAAAACGAAAAAGTCAAAAAGGGGTCCAAAAAAATTTTTATAAAAACGCTTCGCTTATGTGGGGAATACGTACTTAGGTTGCGCGGCGCGGGCGGGGCACAGGCGGTCGGTAGGTGACGTGTTGGTAGGCGGTAGGTGAAGCGGGTGTGCAAAAACCCTATTGGAGGGGGTTGCTATGCTAAAGATAAGAGAACTTTTGTGAAGCCATGGCAATGGAGGTGAGCGTGAATGCCAAGCGGGAGTTCTGAGCGCTGTGTGTCATTGTTTGAGTTTTGGGGAGACAAGAGCCAGTATGCGGCGTGGCTGCAAGGGGAGTTTGCTGAAGGAAGCGGATTTCCATGCCCATACGCTAAACGCCTTGCGGGTGGCGATGGACGAAGAACTAACGGATACACAGAGGAAGTATATGGAGATGTTTTTCGTCTATGGCATGAGCATGAAGGATATCGGTCAAGAGTTGGGGGTAGCCAAGGCAACAGTCAGCAGGACGATCAATTGTGGGCTGGATAGACTGTACCATGTCCTCCGCTATGCGAACCCCCGATACCTGACCTTTCCGAAAAGCCGCACGGCAGCATCTCTAAAGAAGGGGCGCAAGCAGCGGGAGAAAGGGTCTTAGACTGAGACGAGAGCTATTGTGCCAAAAACAGGGGGTGTATGTATGGCATATAAGCGGAAATACAGGCAGGGGGCGCGGGTCAAGAGCATTGAGGACTTTCTGCATTCCCCGGAGACGCAGTATTTTTTCTGGCATGGGAGGACGGTTCATAAGAAAGTCTTTATGCACTGGCAGCTTGATATGCTTATAAGGCATATCGGCAGAGGAGTTCTTTACTTTGCGGATAAGAACGTTCTGGCTGATGGAGATGCAAAATGAGCTGTTATGGGTGTGTCTGCAACAACTGTCTCTATAACTGCGAGTTATTCAGCGCATACTTCACGCCGGGGGAGATCAAGGACGTGGAGGACGTCTGCTATTGCTGTGATGAGTGCAAGTGGTTCGATGGGGACTATACGAAGCGGAGCCAATGGCGAAAATCGTGTGAAAAATTTCGCCTACCGGCGAAGTATAAAGAGTATCTGGAACAGGTAAAGCAGCGAGAGGTTTGCGCGGCGGTCAAGCGCCGCGGGGCATTTACCGTGATCGAGGGAGGGAAAAAGGATTGAACGTAGCCTATAACATGGACTGCATGGAGTATATGCGGACGCTGCAGGACAAGGCGTTTGATCTGGCTGTGGTAGACCCGCCATATAGGGGCGAAAACAAAGCACCAACAAAATGGATGAGAGATAGCATGAGCTGTAAAGGACTGTTTCTCGATGGAATTCCAACAGATGCGTATTTTGCAGAGTTAGAGCGGGTCAGCAAGTCTCAAATCATCTTTGGAGCAAATAATTTTGGACGTCCATTCAAAGGCTTTATATCATGGGACAAAGGTGTCCGAGGATCAAACAGGTATTCGCAATGCGAGATTGCTTCTCTATCAGATAATTTATCCACAGTTTCAACCATTGCAGAAGTCCCAATTTACGGCAACTACAAAGATAAAATTCACCCGACGCAGAAGCCGGTGGCGTTATACACATGGATTTTGCAGAAGTACGCAAAGCCGGGGGACAAGATACTGGACACCCACTTAGGCAGCGGCAGCAGCCGCATAGCCGCCTATGATCTTGGCTTTGATTTTGTTGGGTGTGAGATCGACCCTCACTATTTTCAGGCGCAGGAAAAGCGCTTTGCGGAACACACGGCGCAGATCAGTTTGTTTACGGGAGGTTGAATATGGATAGCTTAAATGCAAGTAGGATAGCTGGCGGGAACAGTGCGTATGGGCGGAGTCAGTCAGACTTCTATCCCACGCCGCCGGACGTGACGGTGGCACTTATGCGCTTTTTGAATCTTCCGCGCACAACGTCCGTGTGGGAACCGGCAACGGGAGAGGGCGATATGGCCGGTGTGCTTCAGACGTACTTTGAGACCGTCTACGCTACGGACATTCTGGATGGGACGGACTTCTTGAAGTCCAGCATTGACGCGGCTGATTGGATTATCACGAACCCGCCTTTCTCGCTGGCGGAGGCGTTTATTCGCAGGGCGGCGGAGCTGGGGAAGCCCTTTGCTTTTCTCCTAAAGTCTCAGTATTGGAACGCAACGTGCCGGCGGAAGCTGTTTGACGAGATTCCGCCCAGCTACATTCTGCCGCTGACGTGGCGCCCGGATTTCTTTTTTAAGAAGCGGGTGCCCGGAGAGAAGGGAAGTCCGCTGATGGACGTGATGTGGTGCGTCTGGCTGACGCCATGGAAGAATGATATTCAGACGGTGTACCGTCCGCTTACGCGGCCGGAGATGGGGGCAGGAAATAAAAATGGCTAAACTGGCGATTCTATCTGGTATTGTTTTTCTTTTCCTTTTCCGTAAAATCTTTTTCTGTGTGAAAGACTTGCTTAAACAACAAGGACTTGAGTACAAACCTAAATTAACGCTGTTATGCGCCTTATACGCTACAATGTTTGGGGCCTTTGGCACGTTCGCAATTTGTGCAAGCATTTATACAATAATTTTACTGCTGAGTGGGGAGGGGCATTTGTGATGAAGTATGATTTTCGTGTTGGGGACTACGTTGAAGATGCTACTGGTCGGGTCGGTTATATCCAGTCCATCTGCCAATGTGAGCAGTGCAAGGCGCGCGGTTTCTACGAACCTTTCGTCCTATATACGGACGGCAACGGCGATTACATCACAGCTTACGAGTATGAGAAAGGGTTTCCGGGTTACAAACGCATTGGCCAGTATACTTTTGCCCAGGCAGTTCAAGTTCCCCAGTCAGTGCAAGTTCCAAAGATCGACAAACTAATTTACACAGACGAAACAGCTATATTGTGGAAACTGAATGAGCTTGTGGATGCCGTCAATGAACTGCGTATGCGGGATGCAAAGGAGAGTAAGAATGGTTGAATACATCAGAGTTGTAAGCAAGCAGCGGCCCGCAAAGCGGGCGTTTGATATGCAGGTTGGGGCGCACCTGCGTGTGTATATTGCCGGTAAGATTACTGGGGATGCGAACTACCGGGAGAAGTTCGCCAAGGCGGAGATGGTCCTCACGGATATGGGGCATTCCGTGCTGAACCCGGCAAACCTTCCCTCCGGTATGGAGCAGGGCGATTATATGCGTATCTGCTTTTCCATGATCGACTGTGCGGACTGTGTGGTTCTGCTGCCGGACTGGCGTGAGAGTTCTGGGGCACGGTTAGAGCGGGCCTACGCCGAGAAAATCGGGAAAGAGGTTGTTGTGGCAGATCAGGGCAGGATCGATGAGTTTTTGGAGCAGATGGAGGCAAGAGCATGAGTAAGGCTGTTGTGTTGAGCATCCGCCCGCAGTGGTGCGAGAAGATCGCCAACGGCGAAAAGACCATCGAAGTCAGAAAAACCAAGCCGAAGCTGGAAACGCCGTTTAAGTGCTATATTTACTGCACAAATATAAGGCCATTCCTTGTGTGGGGAGATGTTTTCCGTGGTGCTTGGTTCACAGAGTTTACCCGGATTTCAGGGTATAGCAGAGCAGAAGCGGACAAAATCTGGGACGTTTTCAACGGTCATATTGCTGGCGAGTTTACCTGTGACCGGATTTATGAGCTTGCTCCCCTCAACCATGCACCGGATGACGTAGAAAAGCAAGCCTGCCTGAAGCGAGAAGAAATTGTGAACTACCTAAAGGGAACCGGATACGGCTGGCATATTTCCGACTTGCGCATTTATGATCCGCCGAAAGAATTGAGCGAGTTTTCCCCTGTGTGCAGGTATAAAAATGATGATGGGTCGTGTCAGTCGCGCAGGGTTGCTTGCTCATATCAAAAATATGACTACAACCCTGACGGGAGCATCAATCTTGTCGAGTGTGGGAGGACGCTTGAACGCCCGCCGCAAAGCTGGTGCTATGTAGATGACGTGCAAGCCAAATAATGCAAAAGAAAAACCCTCGCTTTTGAAGCGGGGGTTTTCCGTTCGTAAAACCGTTCGTAAAATTGAAGATAAAACGCCTTGCATTTGGTATTTTTATTGGCGTAATGGAAAATATTTTTACCATCCAAAAACGGCTGAACCCGTTGAAATATAAGGAAAACCCCACAATCACAAGGATTGTGGGGTTGGTCCGAGTGGCGGGAGTCGAACCCACTAATAAACGGCTATAACCCTTGAAAATAAATGGACGTTTTGCGGCGTTCGTATAATCTTTCGTAAAATGTGTGGCTTGGCGGTGGGGAACATGGGGAAG